AGAAAACACTGAAGCGGCGTAACAAACTGATATGAACATAACCCGCTTCGGCGGGTTTTTTTGTTCCTGCAATCTGGTATACTCGCAACTCAACACAGAAGGAGGATTAACAATGTCTGAAGAACGCAAAAAACGCGTAACGAAATCGCACTTCGAAGGCAATTTCAAGGCGCTGTACGAAAAAGATTTTGGTGTAGTGCTGGGGCGAACCGCCGAAATGACGCCACAACAATTCTTCGAGATCGCGAAGGGTTATTTCCAGTGGGCCGAAGAAAACGCCATCAAGGCTGCGGAAACCGCCACTTTCCAGGGCGACGTTAACGAGTGGGGCGTTAATAAGCCGCGCATTTTCACGATCACAGGGTTAAGCCTGTTTTGCGGCGTGAACCAGTCAACGCTTGTACGCTATCGCCACGACCCTAACTATGCCCCGGTCATGGAGTTTATCGACTCTGTAATCTATGAGCAGAAATTCCAGCTTGCTGCCGTCGGCATGATTAACGCTTCGTTCGTCGGTAAGGAAATGGGGATCGACAAGCCAGCCGTTCTCAACATTGACGCCGTAGCTGGCAACAAGAACGAGATCACCGATGAAGTATTGGAGAAGGCTGTTAGTAACATTCTGGACAAGATTTAAGGGCCGATCATGAATGACGAAATGATTATTTGGGAAGACCTGAAGCCAGCCGATAAGCTGGCAATCAAGGCATTGAGCACGCGCAACTTTTCGCTATTCCTGAAGATCTGGTTTCAGATTATACAGGGCGAAAAGCTGATGTGGAACTGGCATCACTCCTACTTTTGCCACACGGTAGATGAAATCATCGCCGGGAAGCGCAAAAGCACGATCGTAAACGTTGCGCCTGGTTCGACGAAAACCGAAGCGTTTTCTATCCACCTCGCGCCGTATGCGTATCTCAAGTGCCGGAAGGTTCGCAACCTTCAGATCTCGCAGGGTGATGCGCTTTCAAAAGGCAACTCCGACCGCGTAATCAAGATCTTTTCATCGGGCGAATGGCAGGAGCTATGGCCCTCGAAGTTCGGGCGGAAGCAGATCGACGAATTCCAGGTTTTGGATGACAACGATCGCGTAAGGCTGGAAATGGTGTCCCGTTCGTCTGGTGGTCAGATCGTCGGTAAGCGTGGCGGGTACATGACGCCAGGTTTCAGCGGCCTAATCGCGCTGGATGATATCGACAAGCCTGATGATATGTTCTCAAAGGTGAAGCGAGAAAAGAGCCACATCTTGCTGAAGAACACCATTCGATCCCGTCGTGCGAAGAAGAAACAAGGCGACGAAACGCCGATCCTGTCCGTACAGCAGCGGCTGCATGCACAGGATTCCACCTGGTTCATGATGAGCGGCGGGATGGCTATCGACTTCGATCGCATTGTTATTCCGGCGATGGTAACGCGGGAATATGGCGAATCACTCCCTGACTGGTTGCGACCTGAGTTCGAGCGCGACGTGCTTTCCGGCCCGTCGGTGGTCATTGACGGCGTGGAATACTGGTCATTTTGGGAGGAGAACGAATCAATCGAGAACCTGGTTGCGCTACGCGAAGCCGATCTTTATACGTTCCTTTCGCAGTATCAGCAGGAGCCAATCGCCCTGGGTGGTAACGTGTTCAAGTCGGAGTGGTGGCGCTATTACGGCGATTCCGACAAGGCGCACGAGCCGCGCCCGGACAAGTTCGAATATACGTTCATCACGGCGGACACCGCGCAGAAGGTCAAGGAGCTAAACGACTACTCTGTAATGTGCTATTGGGGCAAGTATCGGGATCGCGTCTACTTCATTGACGGAATTCGCGGAAAATGGGAAGCGCCAGATCTCCGCGTTCAGTCCGAAGCATTCATCAAGCAGTGCTGGCGTCGGAACAAGGAGTGCGGAAACCTTCGCCGGATCTACATCGAAGACAAGGCGAGCGGTACGGGTCTAATCCAGGATTTAACGAAGGCGGTAAACGGCATGGGCGAGATCGTCCCGGTGCAGCGCGATAAAGATAAGGTCACTCGCGCTATGGATGCACAACCAATCATCAAGGGGGGGCGTGTCGTGCTGCCGGACAATCACCCATTCGTTGCAGAGCTTGAGGCGGAGATGAGCGCATTTACATATGACGATTCTCATCCACACGATGATATTTGCGACAACGTGTTTGACGCCGCAAACCTGGAAATGAACCTGAGCGACGATCCTGTAGAGCGAATGAAACGCCTTGCGGGATTGAAAAAGCTGGGTCGCTAATACATAATGTGGGCCTGACGGCCCACACTTAAACAAGGTTGAAATATGAATAACATTAAGATGGACGACTATAATCAAATCTTTAATGGTGGCGCTGGCTATGCGTCAACCCTCGCGTCTATCGCGGCAAGATTTGGAACAATGTCGCAGGTTGAAGAGTTCTATCATGAAAACGGCATGGCGAAGAAAATCGTTGACGTGATCCCGGAAGAGATGGTCGCTCCCGGCTTCCAGCTAAACGGCATTTCAGATAACACCAAGTTTCAATCGGAATGGGACGGGTTAAATCTGGAGCCGCAAATCACCGATGCTCTTTGCTGGGCGCGGCTGTATGGTGGATCCTACGTCCTGGCGATGGTTAACGATGGTCGCGCGTTGACTTCGGCAGCGAAGCGGGGTAAGCCGCTCGAATCGATCGTTGTTTACGACCATGATTCCGTTTCCGTAGCAGAGGAGGAAACCAGCCCACGAAGCCCGCGATTCGGAAAGCCTAAAATGTACGAGGTGAAGCCGCTAAACGGCGGGCAACCGTTCAAGGTGCATTATACCCGTATGCACTACATCGACGGCGAGCGAGTAACCAACAAGGTGCGCAAGCTAAATAATGGCGCTGGTGGTTCGGTGCTGAACAAGTCGATCATTGAAGCGATTCTTGACTATGACTATTCGGAATATCTGGCAACGCAGCTACTGAAGCGCAAGCAGCAGGGCGTTTGGAAGGCGAAAGGCCTGGCGCTAATCTGCGACGACAAGGAAGGCGAGTACGCCGCCCGGTTGCGCATGGCGCAGGTTGATGCTAATTCCGGCGTCGGAAACACGATCGGCATTGATGCGGACGACGAAGAGTACACCGTTATCAACTCCGATATTACAGGCATCCCGGAATTCCTTTCTGCGAAGATGGATCGGATTGTCGCCCTGTCAGGCATTCACGAGATCGTGCTGAAAAACAAAAACACTGGCGGCGTAAGCGCAAGCCAGAACACGGCGCTACAGACGTTCTATAAACTGGTTGACCGCAAGCGCAATGACGATTACAAGCCGCTGTTAGAATTCCTGTTACAGTTCATCGTAACGGAGGAGGAATACAGCGTCGAGTTCGAACCGTTGTCGCTTCCTACAGATGCGGAGAAAGCGGATATCTTCCAGAAGAACGCCGATGCAGCACGCGGCCTTGTTACTGACCAGGTTATTGACGCCAACGAAGCGCGTGATACCCTATCCGCACTAATTCCGGAACTGAAGCTAAAAGGCAACGCACCGGAACAGAAAAAACTTCCGGATCGCGCCAGTGGTTCAGGCAGCACGCAAAGCGCGGAGATCTTAAACAACACGGAGGCGGATGATGAAAGTTAACGGCAGAATCCCAAACTGGCGTTATCCTGAAGCAAGCGAGCGGGAATTATCCCGCTCAATGCAGGACGCGGTGACAGAACTCGTGGTTGAAATGCGGGATCGCTTAGATCGTCTGAAATTTGACGCCACGGCAGAGGAAATCAGCCAGGCGGAAGACGATATCAGCGAATCGGCCATCGTGTTCTTTTCCGCCGTAATTGCGGCGCTTTCCTCCATTGGGTTGACCATCTATAGATTCAATTCGAAACAGTGGCTTGCAATTGCGATCGCGGCTGGCGGGCGGAACAACGAATCAGTTATGCGCCTTAAAGAATTCGGCGCTGGAGGGTATGAAGACTGGTATCAGGAAGCGCTGAGGAAGTGGGAAGATGCCGCCGAAGCGTCAATCAGGAAACTAGCAAGCGATATCGTTGCTGACTGGACAACGAAAGTTAGAACCGCCAACAACATTGGCAAGTCTCGCAAGCAGATCGATGAAATCATCGAAGGTCGATACGCTATCTATGGTAGTTTGTCGCGCAACCGGGCAAGCGGAATCATCGGAACTTTTAACAGTATGTTGATGATGCAGCGCCTAAAAGATGCTAAAGTATCGCATTACTTTTGGTTCGGGATGATGGACGACCGCGAGCGCGAGAGCCATATCAAGCTAGAGGGTAAGCGACGCCACGTTAATGGTGACGGCATTTTCCCCGGTGAAGAGTACGGTTGCCGTTGTTGGGCGGTTCCAGATTTTAACAATGTAGAGGTATCATGATGAAAAGAGTTCAAAGGTTCGACACGGTAAAGATGAAGGCCCGATTCGATGAGAACGGCTTTCTGGTTGATACTCCGATCGTGGCGCGTATCGGTGCGCAGACGTACCAGACGCCAACCGGGCCGCGCGTCGAGTTCCGCCCGCGTTCTGAGGTGTTTGACGCAGAATCGCTGGCTTCATACCAGGGCAAGCCGATCACTTTGGGTCATAAGATGGTGAACGCGCAGAACGCAAAAGGCCTGGTCGTTGGCTCGTGTTCCGGCGCTGGCAAAGAAGAGGGGATCGGCGTTCTTGTTCCGGTGATGATTTACGACGGAGAGTCAATCGAGCAAGCCAAAAAGCGCGTAGCGGCTGAGTTATCCGTGGGCTACACTTCGGTCGATATCGATCGCAAAGGTTGGGGCAATAACGCAACTGGCGAATATTATTTCGATGAAGACCTGCCGGAAAACTTCGAAGAGATGAAAAATGATTCCGTCTCTGATTGGGTTCGCTTTGATGCGGTGCAAACGAAGATTCGCGTGAATCACGTCGCGCTTGTTTTCCGTGGTCGTGCAGGGATTGCGAAATTAAATCTTGATAGCGAACAAGAATTCCCCTATGATGACGACTCAAACCACAAAGGAGCTAAAACAATGATCATTAAAATTGACGGCGTAGATGTTGAAGTGGCCGATAACGTAGGCGCTTACATTGCCAAACTAGACGCGCAAGTTGCATCGGCAACCAGTCAGGTAACTAGCATCACCGCAGAGCGTGACGCGCTTCAGGCCAAAGTTGATGGCATTGAAGATGAAGTTGCCGACCGCGTTGCTAAAATCAAAGCCGACGAAGACGCAAAACAGAAAGTTATCGCAGTGGTTTCTGCCGCTGGCGTCAAGTGCGACGGCCTGGATGTTAAGGCGATGAAGGTTGCTTACATCAAAGAGGTTGACGGTCGTGACCTGTCTGACAAAGAAGATTCGTACATCGACGCTTCTTTTGACTTTATCGCCAACTCTGATAAGATGGCTGGCAATCGCTCAAAAGTCTTCGGTAAAAAAGAAGATGGCGAGCAAAAAGACAAAGGCGGCTTACCGAAACTTGACGGCACCGAAATCATCGATCCGCAGGCAAAATTCCGCCGCTAACAATTTGCGGCCTTCGGGCCGCTACAAGACCAAATAAACAGGAGATTCAAAATGGCACAGATTCCAGCTTCCTATTCCAGCAAGCGTGATATTGCTGTTCCGGGGCAGATCGCGGATACGTCACTTTATAACATCGACGGCACTTGCGTTGCTGAAGGCGATATCAAAACTGGCGTGCTGGTGGCTTCCACTGGCGTAGTTTCCAATGGCCACAAAGTCGTTAAGCCAGCGACCGCAGCGAGCGATGTCATTGTAGGCATTGCGCAGTTCTCGCAAGCCTACGCGCCTGAAGGCAAGTATGACGACGAGAGCGCAGTTAACGTTATGACTCATGGCCGCATTTGGGCGATCGCTGACGCCACCGTTACCGAAGCGGATTGCGCGTTCGGCTCTTTCGTCACCTTTACCGCGACTGGCACAGTTGCGAAGGGTGATGCCGGGGTTATCAAAACTGGCTACAAACACACTGGCGAATACACCAAGAACGCAGATGGCACTGTTCTGGTGAAAGTTCAGGTGCTTCAGGGCGCGGTAGCTCCAGCGGCTGCGACTGGCGTATAAAATAAGGGGCTTCGGCCCCATTTTTGCACCAGAAAAAAACCTTTGACGGCTTAACGATTCGTGATATTCTTCATCTCGTTAAGCCAAATACACAAACAGGAGTTTTTCAGATGACTATGAAATTAGATGCATTCGAACAGAGTGCAATTAAGGTCGCAATGCAGGGCATGGGCGTCGATGCCGCAAAACTGGATGCTTACGGTATCTGGACTGTTAAGCAGATGACTCAATTACTGAATCGCCAGTATGAGCAGGCATACCCGCAGACCAGCGCACTTGAGCTTTTCCCGGTAACTACCGAGATCTCGCCGACCGCCCGCCGCTTTGAGTGGCTCGAATTCGATGGCGTAACTTCTGCGAAAATTATCGCCGATTACACCGACGACCTGCCGACCGTTGAAGCGATGGCGAAAGAGAAGTCAGGTAAAGTTTTCCGCCTGGGTAACGCGTGGTTTATTTCCATCGACGAAATTAAAACTGGCGCGGCGCTGGGTTCCAGCCTGAGCGATCGCAAGGCAACTCTGGCCCGCGAAGGTCATGAGACGCTCGTTAATGATCTGGTGTTCAAAGGCTCCGCTCCTCACGGCATCGTGAGCGTTTTCGACCATCCGAACATTAACCGCATGACCGCCAGCGCGGCTTGGGGCGATGACGCAGCAGCGGCTGAAAAGGCATTCGAAGATCTGGAAGACCTGCTAAACCTGATCGAAGAAACCACGCTGGGCCGCCATCATGCAACTAACATCGTGATTCCTCCGTCTAAGCGTCGTCTTCTGACGAAAAAGATGCCGGACACTAGCGGCGACTCTTATCTGACCTGGTTCAACAAGAACCACCCGAACATCACCATTACGGCGATGGCGGAGCTGGAAGATATTGACGGCGCAGGCACCAAAGGCGTGCTGGCATACGAAAAAGACCCAATGAACATGAGCATCGAGATCCCTGAGCGGTTCAACATGCTGCCGATGCAGCCGAAAGACCTGCATTTCAAAGTTCCGTGCACCTCCAAATGCACTGGTCTCATCGTGTACCGCCCGCTGACTATTGCGATTCTCACCGGGATTTAATCAAAAAGCGCCTTCGGGCGCTTTTTTATTGCATTGCATTCTACAATGTGCTTTAATTTGAAACCTAAAGTAAACCAATGGAGCATTAACAATGGCCAGTAAAAAAGAAACCGTAGAAACCGCAGAAATCACCAATGCAGCACAGGAGTCGCAGGTTGTTCAACTGCAAAACGTTGGTGCATGTGCAATTCGCTATAAAGGCAAAAATTACGTCTATGAGCAGGTTTTTGAAGTGCCAGAAAGCGAGATCGACCGCTTCCGCCACGAAATCTTCAAAGGCCGCGTCGAGTTCTACGACAATCCGAAACGCACGCGCGAATACATCGCAGCGGTGAAGGCGACAGCGAAAGAGATCGTGCAGCCTAAAAGCGCGGAATAACAAAAACCAACAAAGGGCGCTTCGGCGTCCTTTTTCATATCAGGAGATCGACCATGAGTTACACAATTCAAGATGTGATCGATAAAATGCGCAGCCTTGCACCTCCGCTTAAAGAAGTTCCAGATGAACTGCTGTCTGCGTGGGTTGTGCTTGCCGAAGAGTTCGTTTGCAAATCCAGATTCGGGGATTCCATCGTTACGGCGATCGCATTGATGACCATGCACCTAATGTTTTTGGATGGCGCGATGAAGCAAGAAGGCGAAAGCCTTGAATCTTACACGCAGCGAGTGGCATCGTTCACCCTGACCGGGGAGTTTTCCCAAACCTTCGATCGCGTGTCGGCATCAAGCGACAACGAAATGCTTTCTACGCCGTGGGGCAAAATGTACTGGCGTATGCTCAAAATGCGAGGCGGCGGCTTCGGCCTGCTTACCGCTGGCAACGTTCGGCGTTGCGGAGTTGGGAGGTAATTGCAATGAACTACAAAGCAATCCAGGCTCGCGCAAGCGCGGGCATTAAGTTCTTCAGCGACGCTGACGGCGTGTTCAACAAGTACACGAAAGGCGCTGGCGGTGGCATCGATCCGGAAACCGGGGAAGATATCATTCCTGGCGAGGTGGTAACGACAATCAAGGGCGCGATCAGGGATGTAAATGACCGTGACATTAACGGCGAAACCATCCTCGCTGGCGACAAGCGCGGTTTTTTCACTCATGATGTGCCAATCATGGAGGGTGACGAAATCGAAGTAGACGGCGAGCGCTACCGCGTGGTTAATGCCCGCCCGGTAAAACCAACCGGAACCGTTGTCGCCTACCGTCCAGTTTTACGCAGGGTGGCGACTTATGGCTAATTATACGATCCGGGAGTTCACAGGGGCTATTGATGCATGGTGTAAGGCCGCTGGTGATGCGCTGGAGGACGTTGTAAGGTTTACGTGTGCAGATATTCACAGCGACCTTGTAATGCGTTCTCCGGTGGATACAGGGCGCTTCCGTGGTAACTGGCAAATCACCTTTAACCGCGCCCCGCTTTACGCGATTAACGCATACGACCAAACGGGCGAGAAGACAATCCAGAACGGTAACGCCAACATTGCACTATTCGCAAAAGGGGCTGGGATCACTTCGATCTGGTTCAGTAACATGCTAATCTATGCGAACGCGCTGGAATACGGCCACTCAAAGCAGGCTCCTAACGGCGTTATGGGCGTCGTTGCAATCCGGCTGGGCGTTTATGTAACTGAAGCAATCAAGCGAGCGAGGGCGAAAAATGCATTATGAGATGGCGTTAAAATGCAAGGCGGCAGTGGCTAAATTTGCCGCCGAGAACGGGTTAAAGGTCGCAGGCGATAACGTTGACTTTATCCCACCGATAGGCGGGGAAACCTACCTTAAAGCCTCCTACGTAGAGGCGGATTCAAGATCGGTTGACCTGTCAAGGAAATGCCGAGTCTATCTGGCGATGGTTCAGATTGACGTTATCTTTAAGCCTGGGATCGGAACCGACCGAGCGAGGATTATCGCCCAACGCGTTGCAAAATCCTTCCCTGAAGGAAAGATTGTTGATCGTGACGGTAAGTTATATGTGAGCGAGTGGGCGGAGGTACACGGCGTGCAGAAGCATGAGGCTGGTTGGTTCTTTCCGGTTCGGTTCACAGTAAGATGCGATAGCGTGGAGGAAAACGGTTATCCATCAACCTGACCGATCTTAGAGGTGCTTATAATTTCTTGCCAGCCTGGAAATATATAGGCATAATGGCGTTGTTAAACTTTCATCAAAACAGGAGTATTCAACATGCATTTACCAAACGGTGCAAAGGTCTTCTTTGAGAAGGCTCGCGGTGAGGAGGTTCCGTTTACCGCAATGACCAACGACGCGAAAAACCCACAAATCACGGTGGCAGATGGTGGGCTCGACGTTAACGATATCGTAATCTTTACCGATTGCACCTGGAGCGACTTTGTAAATAAAGTTGCCCGCGTCAAGTCGGTATCGGCTGGTGTGGCAACGCTGGAAGAGTTCGACACCTCCGACACTAACAAGTATCCGGGAGGCGCGGCCACTGGTAACGTTAGCGTGATCACTGATTGGGTCGAATTGCCTTGCATTCAGGATTTAGGCAAAGACGGCAACGAACAGCAGTTCTATAACTATCAGTGCCTGAGCGATGAGCGCGAACAATCCGAACCTACTTACAAGTCGGCGGTGACGCTTAACTACACGTTTGCGCACGAGTACAATAACGCGATCTACCCGATTTTGCGTTCAGCCGACGCCAGTAAGCAGGCGAAAGCGATGTACATGTATATCCCGCGAGCTTCCGAGGTTCGTTACTGGTCTGGAATTGCATCTTTCGATGACATTCCTTCCACGGCTGTTAACGAGATGGAAACGGTAACGCTTAACATTGCGCTTAAAGGTGCTCACGTCTTCCTTCCGGTTGTCGCGTAATTAAATGGCGGGGCTTGTGCCTCGCCTTTTTTTGTGCATAATAGCGAATAACACAAACCAATCAGGAGTTAACAAGATGGCTAAGTTCAAAATTCAAATCGGCGGCAATCTCCCTTCTTTCAAATTGCCAGTAACCTTTACTTGCCCCGACGGCAAAGAAGCAACCATCACCATGACCGTAAAACATCGCTCCACCGATGAGATGAAAGAATTTTATGAGAGCGAAGATAAAGCACCAAAGGGTAACGCTGAGTTTATCCGCTTTATGGCCGAAGGCTGGGATCTGGATGACGAATTCAGCGATGAAAACATTTCCTGGCTTTGCGCTCACTTCCCGGCGTTCGTCATGGCACTGCCACAAACTTACATGGCCGCGCTTGCGGGCCACCGTGCAAAAGTTTAAGGCGGGCTGTTTATCTCACGCTTCAGCCTGAGCTAACCGATCGCCAGCTTGCGGAGTACGGGTTAAGGCGATCGGATTATGAAGCAGATCTTGAAACGATCTATTTTGATGAACAGACCGCCCAAAGCTGGCAGCTATTCCAGGCCATGCAAACGCAATGGCGAATCGGGATGAATGGCCCGACGGGGCTTGACTATAATACGTTGCCTATGCTGTTCGAATTGTATAAAATCGACAATCGAGAAGCGGCATTACTTGACTTGCAGATCCTAGAGGGTGAATACCTGAAGGAGATTTACAAGAAATCAAAATAAGCGCCTACGGGCGCTTTTTTCATATGGGGGCTAAACATGGCTGATAAAGTAGCTGGGTTGACGTTTGGCGTTGACGTTTCGCAGGTTGACAAAGCGGTACGATCACTCGCAGAACTGAAAAACCAAAGCCAGCAAACGGGCGCTGGCCTACAGTCGCTTGCAGACGCTGAAAAGCGGGCCACGGCGCAGACCGAGGAAATGAACCGCGCGTTGCAGCGGCAGAAGCAAGAGACTGACAAATCAAAAACCAGCTTTAGCAGGATCGCAAGCGCCATCGATCCCACGATCTCAAAAATGGCCAACTTGCGCAAAGCTACGGAAGAACTTGATAAAGCATGGGCTTTGGGGCTTGTTCCAGATGATGAATTTTTCCGCCTGGGCGCTATCATTGAATCAACGACCAACAAACTACGGCAGCAGCAGGCAGCGCTAACCGAAGAAGGCCGCGCAGCAATTGCAGAGGCAGAGGCGAAGGAGAAAGCAACGAATGCTGGTCGTGATTTTGTCGCCAGCTTGAAGCAGCAAGCAGAATCAGCAGGCAAAACACGCGCCGAACTGCTGGAAATGAAGGCGGCGCAATTGGGCGTGTCGGCAGAAGCGGCACCGTTCATTAATGCCCTGAAACAGCAAGAACAGGCGTTAAAGAAACAGCAGAGCGCGATGGGCCTCGCTGGCATTTCTGCCGGGCAATATCAAGCAGCAATGCGCCAGCTTCCAGGGCAGATCACGGATGTTGTAACGTCCCTTGCGTCAGGAATGCCAATTTGGATGGTGGCAATTCAGCAGGGCGGTCAAATCAAGGATAGCTTTGGCGGCGTAGGGAATGCATTTCAGGCGCTGAAAAATCTAATCTTTGGCACGAGTGCAGATATTGATGAATCTCTGGACGAAACCAGCGAAAGCGCCAACGATCTTGCTGAGAGCTTTAATAATACAACCGAGGCTGGCGAGAAAATGGGCGGCCTTATTAGGTTCATTAACCCCGTAACCATCGGCGCGGTTGCTCTTGGGGTTGCTATCGCAGCAATTGCAAAGGCTGGTTTCGATGCGTGGAAGTCACAAAGGGATCTGGCGAATGCGCTGGTGCTGACTGGTGGGTATGCTGCCACTACCACAGGGCAGATTAACGATCTTGCTAATGAATTGAGCGAGACTTCGAGCGCAACTTCAGGGAGAATCCAGGATATCGCGTCAACTTTGGCCTCTTCTGGAAAATACACCATTGGCCAGATTAAGACCATCACGAAGACTACGGCGGAATGGGAAGCGCAGACGGGAGAGAGCAGCGATAAGATCAAGGGCTGCTTTGACCAGATCTTAAAAGATCCGGTTAAGGGGCTTGCTGATCTTAACGATAAGTTTAACTTCCTGAATGAAGGACAGCTAACCTACATCGAATCTTTGCGTAAAACCAAAGGCGAGACGGCAGCAGCAGATGCGGCGACAAAACTGTTTGCTGACACGATGGATAAGCGACTGAAAGATGTGGCTGATAGCGCAACACCTCTTGAAAAAATGTGGATGGATATCAAGAAGTGGGCTTCTGACGCATGGGATTGGGTTGGAAATCACACGGTAGGAGCGCTAAACCTTATCGTTGATACGGTTTCCGCGATCATCAACACGATCAGGAAGTTGATTACCGACGGCGACGCCATGATCGCGCAGTTCATCGTTGATGCAGGCCGGAAGCTGCAAAAAATTCCCGGCATGGGAGACTTTGGGAATGACTTTCTGGCGCAGCAGGAGCAGTTAATCAAGGACTCGAAAGCCAAATCCGCCGAGCTTGCAAAAACCATCGCGGAGCAGCAAGCAAGGATCGCTAAAGGCGAGATGGGGTACATTGACGCCGCCAATAACAAAGATGTTTCTGGCGGGTACAGCAGCAAAACGAAGGAACGCGTAAATCAGGAAGAAAAGGATATCCTGAAAAACCGCAACGCCAGGAAGCAGCAGGCAGACGCTGGCGTAAAAATTGATGAGCAGTACCAGGCTGAACTGCTATCGCTACAGGCGCAGCTAAAGGTTTTGCAGCAGCACAAAGGGCTTGACGACAAGATCAGCCAGCAGCGCAAGGACTACTTCGAGACGGTTGCTAAATTCCAGGTTTTGGAAGAGGCAAGCCAGAAGCGAAAACTGACCAAAAGCGAACAGCAGATGCTGGCGAACAAAAAGAATATCCTGTACATGGCAGAGCAAAAGGCCATTGTGGGAGATCAGATTGTTCAGCAGCAGCGACTGAACGCCTTGCTTGACAAGTCGACCAAGTATCAAAACCAGATGGCGGAGAAAACCAAAGCGCTACAGGATACCGCCGGAATGGGTAGCAAGGAGCAGGAGAGATACCGGGCCAATGCGCAGATGGCGGCTGACTGGAAAAACAGCGGCGGATCTTTAAGCGACCCTGGATTTAAAGCGATGCAGGCCGCAAGCGATAAATTCTACGCACAGCAGGATGCGCAAATGCTGAACTGGAAGGCCGGGTTCACTCATGCGTGGGCTGACATTGGCGACGAAGTTAACAACGTATACGGCAACATCGGGGATATCACCAAAAACGCATTTAGCGGAATGGCGAGCGTGCTGACTGACTTTGTCATGACTGGTAAGGCCAGCTTTAGCGACTTTGCAAAGAGCGTGATCACTGACATTACCAACATGCTTATCAAGATGGCGCTGTTTAACTCGCTTTCTGCCGCGTTTGGTGGTGGTGGCGGCACGTTCAGCTTCGCCAACATGTTCAGCAAGGGATTTTCCGGCGGTGGTTACACTGGCGACGGCGGGAAGTATGAGCCAAAAGGCGTTGTTCACGGCGGGGAATTCGTATTCACCAAAGAGGCGACGCAAAGGTTAGGCCCGGAAAACCTGTACCGACTCATGCGCGGCTATGCAAGTGGCGGCCTGGTTGGCGGTAACGCAAGTTCAGGATCTGGAATCACCAACGGCGGCAATGTTGCGGCGTCGGCTGCGATGGTGTTCACCATCGGTGACATTAACATCACGATGGGTTCCGGTCAGGATAGTAAGGGCATGGAGCAAGGCGTGAGGCAGATCGTGAACGATATGTTCACCGAGGCTTTGAGCCAAAATGGGCGCATTGCGAAGTTCGTAAATGAGAAAGTGAGGGGATAACAGTGGATTCCTTTAAATGGTGTACCCAAATTCAAGGAGGGGCGGCGAAAGTCGCCGTCTCCAATAACATTCGCTCGATCAGCTTCGGAAATGGCTACATCCAAACGGCGTCGAGTGGCATTAACACAAAGCGCCGGACGGTTTCGATCGTTTATGGTGGGTCGGATTGGGAAGCGGTTTATAACTTCTGCCTGGAGCACGTAACAAAGCCGTTTGTGTGGAAGGCACCAGATGGAAGAATGGGCGTATTCGTCGTAACTGCCGACTCCGTTAACCTTGCGCCGCAGGGTGGCGGGGTGTTTGAGGTAACGGCTGAATTCGCCGAACGCTTCACTTCAGCCGGATAATCAAAAAGCGCCCTTTACGGGTGCTTTTTTTTGGCCTATGATCTGGAGTCAATTAGAGGAGGGCTTACGATGACAGCCAATGTTTCAAAAGAGTTTGCGAACTGCTTACAAAAACTTTTCCCCGGCGAGATCCTAACGCTGATCGATATCGACGCCACAAAGTTCGGCGGGCAGGTCTACCGATTCCATAACGAGAACGTCGCCTATACAACCGAGGAGCTTTTGGCAGCGGTTAACGGCGGGACACTTCAGCCAAAGATGATCACTTTTCGCGGCGAGCAGTACGGCCCGCGTCCGTTCGGCCTGGGCGGGATCGCAATGTCGAGCGATGGCACAGTGGAAAAGCCAACGCTGACGGTTAGCAATATTGATGCGCAAGCTAGTGCTCTTATTCGCGCCTATAACGGCCTTATGCAAGCCAAAGTTACGGTATGGGTTTTGGTCAAGGAATTGCTACAAAACGACGGCAGCGTTAAAGAGGGCGATTTTAGGCGATTTGTCTACTACATCGAGCGCCCAAAACAGGTCGACCCGCAAAAGGCAACGTTTGAGCTAACATCCGTGTTTGATATGGACGGATTAATGATCCCGGCACGCCTAACGCAAACCGTTTGCTATTGGGCGCAGCGTGGGTGGTACAAGTCTGGCAAAGGATGCGACTACAACGGGCAGAACGGATACTTCGACAAGTTAGGAAACAGGGTTGACGATCCGTCGCAGGATGTTTGCGGCGGTCTGGTTTCTTCTTGCAGACTTCGTTTTGGCAATGAACCGCTGAGTTTCGGCGGTTGTGCGACAGCAACTTTGAAGAGTGGTAGCTAATATGTTGACTCCGAAAATTAAAATGCAGATCATGCAGCACGCGAAGGAAGTCTACCCGCACGAATGCGCCGGGCTGGTAACGCAAAAATCACGCGTGCAGAAATATCACCGACTAGACAACGTTTCTCCAGATCCTGAGAACGAATCAATGCCGGATGAAACGCAGTATGCGATGGCGGCAATGGATGGCGAGCCGATCGCCTTCGTTCATTCGCATACTGGCGACGGGGCAACCACAATTCCGAGCGCCACAGATTTGTGCTTCTGTGATGAGTCTGGCTTGTCGTGGGTTATCGTCTCCATCCCGGAAGGTGATATGCGAATCATTGAGCCGAAACGCCGTCCGCTGATTGGCCGCCCCTGGGCTTTGGGTGCTTATGATTGCTATGGCCTTATTATGGATTTTCACAAGCGCCACGGCGTCACGCTAAAAGATCGGCGGGTTCCGTTCGAATGGTGGAAGCCGGAATACAAAGAGAATCTTTACCAGGACTACTGGCAAGAGGACGGGTTCATTGAAAACACTGGCGAGCCTGAAGTTGGCGATATGATCATTTTTCAGCTTCAGGCGGAGAAGTGGAATCACGCAGGGATTTACGTTGGAAATAACAACATCCTTCATCACGCATATGGCAAGCTGTCTCGCCGGGATATCTATTCTGGATGGTACGAGCAGCACAAGGTTTTAATTTGCAGGCATAAGGAGCTAAAACATGGCATCACATACAAAGACGATTAAACTATCTGGTTCCCTGGGCCGTCGGTTCGGTGTCTTCCACAAACTTGCGGTTGATTCAGTCGCTGAATGTATCCGGGCGCTGTCTTACCAGGTTGAAGGGTTTAAGCCGTTCATGCAGAGCAAAGTTGGTTCAAACATGCGCTTCGGCATCATCGCAGACGGGAAACCAATCAGCACGGACGACTTTGCTACTTTCGCCGTGGCAAGGGAGATTCGAATCATCCCGATCCCAAGAGCCAGAAAGAACGGCGGGTTGTTGCAGGTCGTTATCGGAGCGGCGATTATGGTTGCGGCATTCTTTACTGGCGGCGGTTCGCTGGCGGCTATGGGCGCTTTTTCGTCGGCGGCTTTTATGGCTGGCGGCTCAATGGTTTTGGGTGGCGTAATGCAGATGATTGCTCCACAGATGGGCGGCAACATGCGGGCGAGCGAATCACCTGAGAATAAACCATCTTATGCGTTCGGCGGGCCGATTAACACCACTGCGGCGGGGTATCCAATCCAGTTGCCATACGGTTACAGATTGGCTGGCGGCGCGTTGTTCGGTTCTGGATCTTACGCAGAAGACAACAACTAATTAAGCCATTCGCTTTTTAGCCTGGGGGCGTAGCCTCCGGGCTTTTTGTCGTGTACAATTGCGATACTATTAACAGGAGGCTAAACGATGACTAATATCAAGGCCCGCAAGGGCGGTTCAAGCAAGCCACGCACCCCCGTAGAAATGCCAGATAACCTGATCTCAAAAGATAAGATCAAGTTATTGCTTGCTGTTTCGGATGGCGAGGTGGTTAACGACTTCAGCCTGAAGCAGTTGCATTTTGGCGGCGTCCCGGTTCAGAACGAGGATGGAACATTCAACTATGAGGGCGTGATTGCAGAGTTCCGCCCCGGCACGCAAACGCAGGACTACATCCAGGGCTTCAGCGAGTCAAGCGCTGAGTTCCAGGTTGCTCGTGAAGTCACTCACAACACGCCTTATACGCTTACCGTATCGAACAAAAATCTTTCTGCTATTCGCTTTCGCCTGTTATGGCCGCGCGTGCTGACTCAAAAAGATAACGGCGATATGGTCGGATCGGTTGTTGAGTACAAGATCGAGATGGCGGTAGATGGTGCAAGTTATCAGACCTACCTAACTGGCAAGATTGACGGCAAGAACACGACTGGCGGTTACGATCGGAGCATTCGCGTTAACCTGCCGCAAAACTTCACGTCGCAGGTGCTTATCCGCGTTAGTCGAGTAACGCCGGACGCTGACGGGGTGAAGGTTGTCGATGCTTTCAGGGTTGAATCCTACGCTGAAGTTATTGATGCCAAATTCCGCTACCCGTTAACGGCCATGCTTTACGTTGAGTTCGATAGCGATCTGTTCCAGAACCAGATCCCCACTATCTCACTCAAAAAGAAATGGAAGATTATCCAGGTTCCGAGAAACTACGATCCGATTAATCGCACGTACTCCGGAACGTGGGACGGTGTTTTCAAGTGGGCGTGGAGCAATAACCCGGCATGGGTGCTTTATGACCTGATCATGAATCAGCGCTATGGTTTAGACCAGCGCGAACTTGGCATCCCGGTTGACAAGTGGTCGCTGTATGAGGTGGCGCAATACTGTGATGAACTTGTTCCTGACAATCGCGGCGGGATGGAACCGCGCTATTTGATGGATGTAGTTGTTCAGTCGCAGGTTGAGGCGTTCCAGTTGGTAAGGGATATTTGTTCCGCGTTCCGTGGAATGACGTTCTACAACGGTGAAAGCCTATCAATCATCGTCGATAAGCCGCGCGATCCTGTGTACCTGTTTACGGCTGATAACGTCGTTGATGGCGTTTTCGTTCGGACGTTCCCAAGCGAAAAGACGATGTACACGTCGTGCAACGTCATGTTCGACGACGAAGAAAACCAGTACGAACAGGATGTTGAACCAGTGTTCAACCCGGACGCAGCAATGCGATTTGGCCACAACCCGACCAGCATTACAGCGATCGGATGCACCAGAAGGACGGAGGCGAACCGCCGTGGGCGTTGGATTCTGCAAACGAACCTAAGCGCCACAACCGTTTCGTTTTCTACTGGTCTGGAAGGTATGATTCCTTCTTGCGGCGATGTAATTTACGTTGCAGATCCGCACTGGCAATCGGCCTTTAACCTGGTGCTATCAGGCCGCGTTATGGAGGTGTCTGGCGTGCAGGTGTTCCTGGCCTACCGCTGCGACGCGAAGGCTGGCGACACTCTGATCCTGAATACCGACGACGGCAAGCCTGTGCGCCGCACAATCGCCAGCGTTTCTGCGGACGGTAAGACCCTCACGCTAAACGTGGGATTTAATTTTGACGTTGCGCCTGACAGCGTATTCCTGATCGAAAGTGATCAGCTTGCAGCGGAACAGTATGTAGTAACCAGAATCGAAAAAGGCAGCGATGATGACGAGTTCACATTTGCCATCACGGCTACGCAGTACGACCCGAACAAGTATGACGCGATCGATAACGGAGTAATTACCGATGGTCGCCCGACTTCGGTTGTCGACCCGGATTCAATGGGTGCTCCGAAAGACTTAACGATTAGCTCGTTTTCTCGCATTGTTCAGGGAATGAGCGTCGAAACGATGGTGATCGGCTGGTCTGCCGTGCAGTATGCAAAACTGTACGAGGTGCAATGGCGCAAGGATGGAGGTAACTGGAACAACGTTCCGCGCACTGCGACAACGCAGGTTGATATCGAAGGCATCTATGCTGGAGAGTACCAGGCCCGCGTTAGGTGCATTAGCGGAGGGAATGTAGCGTCTCCGTGGTCTGAATTGGCAACCGCTACACTGACCGGGAAAGTCGGAGCGCCGAAAGGGCCAATTAACCTTTTCGCGTCGGATAATGAAATCTTTGGGATTCGCGTTAAGTGGGCCATGCCAGAAGGGGCGGAAGACACGGCATACATTGAGCTTTACCAGTCGCAAAGCGGAACCGATCAGGACGCAAGCCTGCTTACTCTGATTCCTTATCCGGCGGCTGAATACTGGCACTCAATTTTGCCAGCTGGCTATGTGAACTGGTACAAGGCGCGAAGTGTAGATAGGATCGGCAACGTTTCACCTTGGACTGATTACGCTCGCGGCATGTCGTCTACTGACGTTAACGCCATCACGGATGTGATCCTGGATGAGATCCTCGACAGCGACGCGATGAAAGAACTTCAGGAGAGTGCGCAGGATAGCGCGGCAAAACTCAATGAATACGCGAACAGTATCATTCAAAACGCATTAGCGAATGATGGCGATGTTAGAATAATGAGAAAGGAGAATGGCAAGAGGAAAGCTGAAATTAAACACGCAGAAGTTCTCATAGCAAATGAGACGGAAGCCAGGGTGCAGCAGGTTAACCAGATCTCGGCAGAGTTCAACGAAAACCTCAATGCTGGATTAACTCAAGTTAACGAGGCACTAGCCAATGAAACTGAGGCTAGGGTTACGTCGGAAGAGGCGCTTTCAGCAAGGATCGGAGAGAACTCCGCGGCGCTAGATCAGAAACTCGATTCGTGGGCAAACGTTAATGGCGTTGGTTCCATGTATACGATGAAGCTGGGCTTGAAGTACAACGGCCAGGAATATAATTCCGGGATGGCCCTACAGCTTACCGCGCAAGGGAGCAACGTTGTTTCGCAGGTGCTGTTCATTGCTGATAGATTCGCTATCATCCGAAATGCTGAGTCTGGAGCGTACACGTTGCCGTTTGTTGTGCAGAATGACCAGGTTTTCATGAATAACGCGCTCATTCAGGACGGTTCGATTACCAATGCGAAGATCGGTAACGTCATTCAGTCAAACAACTATATCGCCGGGGAACAAGGGTGGATTATCAACAAGAATGGTAGTTCTGAGTTCAGCGAGGTAACAGTAAGAGGGACAATCTACGCAACTGATGGTATATTTAAGGGTACATTGCAGGCAGAATCGTTTATCGGAGATATAGCAGTGGCAAAACGCTATGACAGCATGACGCTACGACGCAACCAGACTGTGCGGCGCGATGGATCTTACCAGAATCGTGGTTATGGGATGACTGTAGTTCTATCCTGCACGCTGATTGGTGAGACATATGGAACTGGCGCGTCAAACTTGGGCTATACCGTTGATGTAACTTTCAACATTGGCGGCCAGCAGGCTGTTCGCCGCATTTATATTGATGCTGGTAACATCTCCACCGGAACTACTGCGGTAGAACTTCGATTCGCTGCTGACTTGGTTGCTGATAACAACAATGTTAGCTTCTTTGTGAAGGCCACTGGTCGAGATGCCGTCACCGATTACACCGTGACAATTGATAACATCACGGCAACTGCGTTCCGCACAAACTCAAATAGCTTTACATAACAAAAAGGGGCCATTCGGCCCCTTTCTTTTTTTCTTTTTTTGTCTTGATATGCTTGATGTGTCATATCGCAACAATGTTGATGTTGTTTTCGGTAACTCCGGTTGTTTAGGCCTGCGCTAACCGTTGCAGGCTGTAATTGGTGTGAATTATTGCGTATGCCATTAGTCCCCCAAGTAGGTAAATTTGATCTCTTTAAGGTTCATATTTACTGTCGGGTTATTGATCTCAACCAGTAAATCAAGAGAATTTTCAAGACCGTGCGTAGTATCAGCGCACTTAATAAATCCATCGGTGTTACCGGCTGCCATCACAAGAGTGGTATCTTGAACTGTGTCAGACGTTGCCGTTTTGGTATTCGTGGCTTCGATATACGGTGCTTCTGATGAGTTACCAGAATAGTTAACCATACGGCGAATAGACATTTTCACGTTAGAACCTGCTGTCAGTGCGCCAACTTCAAAAGTCAAGTAACATCTTACTTCCGCAATTGCTCTCATAGTTACAGGAATATCATAAAGAACCTGCAAGTTCGTTCCGGCCTTCGCCTTCATGTTGCGGTTGGTGTCCCATGACTGCAAAGATGACTTGTCATTAAGGAGATAGTTTATCGGCCTAATGTATTTAGTCCGCACTCGCCAGCCAGCAACATAGTTGCTTTGCAACATGTGCCACGGCGTTACTCCAGAGCCGTAACCAATTGAATCAGGAACAAATCTGACATCACAATATTGCGCGTTGCTGGTTCCAAAGTAAACGTGATCCGTGCAGTTCGACTGCGTAACATTTTTCCATACGCTGTATTTAGAACGCAGGGCAACAGCATGGTCACAGTTGTTTGCGTGAATATTGTAGAAGACATTCGGTTTCGCAGCGTCGTAGAAAATCCTGACTTCCGTTGTGTAATATTCCGACACGAGCGACTTGGCGTTACCGCCGTTGATGTCATGGACTACCGCGCCTTTGGAGTTGTTGACCAGAACACCTTCAGAACTAGCTGTGCGACCGAGGCTAGGGATATCGAAATTATAGATTAAACAGTCTTCCGTGTAGTTCATCGACGCGCCAGAACCGTGCGGCGAACCATCGGCAATTGGTTTTAACTGCTTGTAGTCATGAATAGAACATGCCGTGGAGTTAGCAATGAAACCGGCGCTGTAATATGTTTCATAATGGTTCGGTTCAACGCAAATGATGTTGTAAGCGTGGCAGTTATGACAGCTTGGTGTTGCTGGCGGAACGTCCGAACCAATATTGATTATTTCCGTCCATCCTTCACCCCAAAGGTTATACGCTTCGCAATCAATAGCGTTCGCAAAGGATACGCCATACCCGCCTTTTAGCGTAGTTCCATTAGGGTAAGTGGCTACCAGGTAGACATCACTGACGCAGCAGTTAGATGATTGTACTTTGCTAAGGTTGTCACGCAGGTAAACCCCACGCGAAAGCTCAACAAATGTTGAATCAACCACTGAACCTGTGGTGGCCCATGTGCCGTTCATAAGGCATTGAATTGCCTTATCTCTGTTTTGCTCGCTGCCACTACCAATGACAAAGCCGCTGCGTGACTTCCTGGCATATAGCGGGTCAGTAAAGTTAATGCGGCAGTTAATGCCAGTACCCTTAAAATGCGTGTTGTTGAACAGATAGATGGGGAAACCTATCTTGTATTCAACCGCGGGCGTCGGGATTTCAATAGTTGCGCCACCGATAGATTCAGCGTACATGGCGGCATATTGAAACGCCGGGTAATCATCGGTTACGCCGTCACCTTTGGCCCCAAAGTCCATTACGTTGATGGTGTCAAGCAGGCGCTTTCTCACTGTGCGCATTGCCGCATAGGTAGAATTCAGCTTAAAGCCTACTTTATCGCCGCCATCGTCTTGCGCTAAAACCACCAGTGTTGACTGCTCGCCAGCATTATCAATGATCTGCTGCACTTGGTCTCTTGCAGTCTCCGCTGCAACCTCTGACGCCTTCGCATTAGTCTCCGAGGTTTTAGCGGCGGTTTCTGACTCCGCCGCGGCCGTAGCGCTTGCGCCCGCGGCTTCGGAGTCTGCCTTAATTTGGTTGGCAAGATTTTGCAGGGAATCGAAATCAAAGTCCTTAAAGAACTCGACTGCATCCGCAATTACGGTTTCTTGCGACTGATAGTATCGCAGGGTTTCCGCAACATCTTGCGCCAGACCGTCAACGGTCAGCGAGTCACTTAAAAGGATCGCGTAATCGCTAGACGCTACGACAGCGCCGTTTGTGGTGATGGCTTTAATTTCAGTATCGCTAACCACCTTGTTTACGACGGCCATTTGAATTGGTGACGACAAAAACATAATCGTCGCGCCGGGTCGAATCAGCGAAAGCGAAGATTGCCATTTTGTGCCAGTCCCGGTAACGGTTCCGTCTGCGGCCATAGCCGCTTTGCCTTCTCTGTATAGTGCCATGTTTTAATCCTCTTATGTTGGTTGAGTAACGCAGATAATAGCATCAATTAACCGATAAAAAAAGGAGCCTTTCGGCTCCTTTAGTTGTCAAACTAAAACGGGATATCGTCATCGAAATCCATGCCTGGATTCCCGCCGCTGTTTTGCGGTTTAGGCGCTTGCTGCGACTTGGGTTGTTGAGGCTTGCCCCACCCGGATTGCTGATTGCCACCGCCGCTTTGCGCAGGCTCGCGCTGGCTAAATTCGAGTTGCGGCATAATCATTTCGTTGTGGCTGTAAATTGTGCCGTTGTGCTCGCGGTTCACGATCTGAAGCGTCCGGCAGGTGACGCTAATCACCTTATCCATTTGTAGCGCTTCGTCGTACCACTTAATCATGTTTTCTTTGGCAAAGAAAACGGCGCGGTAGTTCGTGTAAATTGTTTCGTCCTCGCCATCACGATTGCGGATCTTCATCCGCTCCGACAGGTCTACGGCGTACATTTTCCACGGCCCGTTATTATTGCTGCCTTCCTTGATGTAAGGTTCTTTTCTGATTACACCTGTTACAACATGCATTGTCATTCCTATGGGGCGGTTTCCCGCCCGGTTAAATTAGTTGAAAGATGAGATATCTTGCGCTTCTGGTTCGGGCTTTGATTCTACCTTTTCCGGCTCGCGCTTCGCAACCTCTTGCGGTTTACCAGGGTTAAATCCGTTCGCCGGGGTGACTTTCAGTTCCGCCTGGCGCTTGGTGATATCGTCTTCCGTCATTTTCCATTCCGCAGGCGTTAACGTTTGTTTCGCCATCTTATAGATCTCCCGAAGAGATTCGAGATCTTCGCACGCGTCAATGCGTTTTTTGAAGTCTTTCGGTGTCATTTTCGTAATTTCTGCATCATCATCCGCCTGCTTGATGCCGAGCGCTGCGGCCAGCGCATAGCGGCGGGCGTAAGACGTTGTTGAGCCGTATGCTTGTTCGACGGTTTTGCTGATCGGCATATTGTACTGAAACGCCATAAACTCACCGCTTTCGTGCAGAAACATCGTTTCGAGGTGCATAACCTTTTCGGTGCTGGTATCCATCATGGATTGAATGACCATAATTTTATTCTTCTCCAGCGCCGGGGAAATCGCGTCGAGGATGTCACCAAGATTCGCATAGGTGTTCCCAAGATGGTTGTTCTTCCCGCTTTTCTTTGCGGCCACGAAGCCAGATTTTGCCTTGATTAATGCGGCTGCGATGGTGGTAAATTTTTCAGATGTACGCATGATAAAGTTTCCTTTTCCTGATTGGTAATGCGCACTATATCACAAGTGCGCACCAGTGTTTAGCTATTTGTGCCGTATACGTCCTGGAACATGTATTTCACAAACTGCGGAGTAGGCAAAACGACTTCCGCCGCGTTTGACTCATATGATGGCCATGAATCATGCTTCACGCATTCCGCATACTGATGAATCACGCTTTGATACTGCTTTCGACCGATCTCGATCTGCTGGCTGGTCAGGGTGAACGCCAGCGGAGCAAACGGTGATTTTTTCTCCTGCGTTAGCAGTCTGACAACTACCGGGCGTTTTTCGTTGTAGGTCTTCACGAACAGATCGCGCTGCAATGCCATCTTGAGATAGTAGCCCAAGTTGAAGGCGAGTCGCCCGAAATCGTCAGGCTTGGAAGATTGCGTGGTTTTGTAGTCGGTAATCACCACGACCTCGAAAACCTCATCCTGGTTGAACCCCCACTCATTGATGAGTTCTGGATCGGAAACAACGTCAACATGATCGAGTCGAACCTTAACCTTGACTCCGAAGATCTCACCGAAGATTGACAATTCACGCTGTGCAGTAGGCGATTCGATACATGCGGCGTGTCGCGGGTTGGCCAACATCACGCTTCGCATTTGAACAACGGCATCGAAATCAACATCCTTAACCAGCTTGCGCCCGGAGTTCATCGCGGCGCTTTCGTCGCACAATTCAATGGCCCACCAAACATTTACGTCAATCCCGGCGCGATATGCCATTTCCAGAAGTTCCGGGTAATCCTTGTTGGACGTCCCAATCAGGCCACACGCTTTCAGCTTCGCAGACAGTGCCGACTTCGACGTAATCAGATCTTTAACCTCGCCCGGAGAAGTCGCCCGCAGGTACTCGCCATTAAATTTTGCCGTCTCAAGCATACAGGTATGCGAACAGGTTCCGAACGCCAGCGCGGCGGTTTCCTCACGCACCTTGTATTTCCAGTGCGCCGGGGATGTTGCGTAAATCTCGCCGAGGCTTGAGCCGCTAACGTACTCCGCGCACCAGGAGTTAGGATCGTGATATTGCTCGTTAGTCAATTCACTGCTGGTGTATGCCCTGAAAATTGCTTCAGCCATTGATATTGCTCCATTTGTGGTTTCTTTGCGTTAAGTATACGCATGACGATTCCCGGCGCAAGTCAAAAAGTGCTATCCGTGGTTGGTCAAAAAATGAGCGAAATTTACGTAAGATTTAGTAAGATGCATCTTACGTGATTTTCTCCATGCATTTCATAGAGTTAATGCAAATCGGTAAGATGGTAAGATCCCTATAGGTAAATATCCATGAAAAATCTGGCGCGAAATCCAGCGAAAAAAGACACGTACCCAGGAGAAATCTTACCAAGATAAGTATAGAGAGATATAACAATAATAATATTATTATTATTTATCATATACTTACTATCTATATATTGCGGTTAATTGGTTAAATTTTGCGCGAAATTTACGTAAGATTCATCTTACTAAATCTTACCTAAAGTGGTTCGACCAGTTGCAAGCCACTGAATTTCAGGCATAAAAAAAGGTAAGACTGATTTTCTCAATCTTACCTAAATTCTGGTCAATATTTAATCAGAGAAGAGATGATGCCTTGTATAACTTACGCTCAAAGCCGAGCTTGAAGTTGTCACCGTTCGGAACGATAACTTTAAGATCCCGATCGTCGGCAGCCGCCAGCATATCCCGATCTCCACGACGGCAAACCACCCGCATTTCCCGCTTTCCTTCCCATCCCTTGCCTTTATACCTGTACGCCACGATCTCGACGTTTGAAGGAATGATGCAGGCCCATACGTCACACTTAAACGAACTTGCAATATTGAAGTGCATCGCCTCAACCCAGGTTCGAGCAAGGTAAATCGGCCCGTTACCGTCGTCGCTCTGATTGGTCACTATCACCGATCCGAAGGTCAGATCGCCAGCTAACATCTTCTCGCGCCCTTCCTCATCAATGAACAGGATATTACAATACTCATCATCCGGCCCATCTTCATGCACGAGTTGCATCGGGAGTGCGTGAATTAGCTCCTGCCTGCCGTTCTCGTGGGTTTTTATGCCTACCTGATATGATTTGATGTGCTCGTTTTCGATACCCTCATACAGCGTTACAGGCGTGCTATCGACGGCCTCCGTTCTGTTTAAAACCGCCAGCACTCTTTCATGATCTGCCATCTTCCCGTAGTCGTACCCGTTGTCGCGAGAAACCTGCTTATTCCTCTTGACTACGTATTCTTGCGGAACCTTGCCGAGATAGCGCCCAAGAATGTTGATGCACTCGCTATACGGCTGGCCGCTTAACTTCATTAACCAGCCTATCCCCTTATCAGCGCCGCATCCGCTACAGTAAGCCCCGCCGTCGCCGCGCGTCTCCAGTTTGTCAGTCCAGCGGAATCTGTCTTTGCCGCCACAATTCGGGCAGTCCTGGTGTTTGCCGTTGAAATATCGCGAGTGAATGCCGCAAATGTTCTGCAACGCTTCGCGCCACATTCCTGGCATGTAAGGCAAAACCTCTTTCTCATCGTAAAAATCCACGTCGTAACCTCCAAATAAAAACGCCTACACGAGAATGATAACCCGGCAGGCGTTTAGTAGTTAGTCAAATTGTGCTATCGGACTACGCGGAGCATTTCCCGGCGGTCGCATCGGCGCGTCACTGGCTTGCCGTTGCTGTCGAATCTTAAATCAGGTCGGCAGAATGAGGCGCGGAATCCTTTGCAGTCGTTCCGGCGGTAGCTCTTATGCACAAGATAGGCTCCGTCGGCTGAGATCATGCCACGCTTGCGCCATTGCTGAACTACCTGGATACTAACCCCCAACTCTTTTGCAGTTCCAGCGATACCACCGAAGGCATCAATAACCAGTTCCATCCGCGCAGTCAACCCGGCGCGAACCTCATCCTTCAGCACATAGTAACCAGTTGGGCGCTTGCGCTTCTTCTTGTCTTTCCCGCGAGATGTTCCGTTGTTGCCGTTCAAAGTTCGCTTGTCTACCTTTGCCATTTGTTCCATAATTTAGCCCTCATAGCACTTTTTGTTAAACATAATAAAATTTGCTCTGTATTATACACGCAACCATACGAATGACAAATCAGGATTGCCCATGCTCACAATTGAACAACAAATTGAAGCCTACGCAGACAAGATCCCGTTAATACAAAAGCGATTCACGGTGGGTAACATCGTTCCCTACCCTTACCAGGCGGTAGCGTACATTGAGACCGCAAAGCGGATCGCAAAATATGAACATCCGTTTTATATTAAGGCTTCGGTTTCTGCCGGGAAAACCATTATGATCGCCATGCTTGCGGCGCAGTGCAAGGCAATGAATTTGCCCATGATGGTTCTCGCTCGCCAGGCAGAGATCGTGAAGCAGGACTCCGAGGAGATCAGTAACCTCGATGTTCCAAACTCTGTTTATTGCGCCGGGTTAGGCACAAAGGCCGCATACTTCCCGATCGTGGTAGGTTCCGAAGGTACGGTGGTTAATGGCCTGTTTAAAATGTTGGGCGACTACGTGCCTTCAGTTCTTGCCGTTGACGAATGCCACCAGGTCGACTGGCAGGATTTGGCGGAAGCGATTGCAAACAACGAGTCGTTCGAATACATGAGCAGGCCGAAAGATAAGCCGTATCGCGTGAACGGGGAATTGGTCGATGCCGATCACCCATACGACGAAAAATTCGACGATGTAGAATTCGGCGGCGGGCGCACTCAATACACCATCGTAATCATCGAGTTAATGCGCCGTTGCCTTCAGAAGACGGGGCGAGAACTTCGCATAGTTGGCTACACTGGTTCGGAGTTTCGCGGCGTCATTCCGATCTTGCAGGAAGACAAGAGTCAGCCGGGTTTCTGGCGCGAGCAGATCACGGACATTAACACAAACTACCTTGTCGAATTCGGTTCGGTGGTTCCTACAATCTTTGGTGATACTGAGACCGACGGCCTTGGCTATGACCTGTCAGAGTTTCACGGCTCCAGTCAGGACGGCACGCAGGATTTTAGCGCTGAAGACTTGCGCAAGATGGAGAAGAAAATCCACGATTCCGGCGAAATGACTAAGCTGATTATGCAGAAGGTGGTCGAGCGTGCGCAGACGCGAAACGGCGTGCTTATCACTTGCGCGGGCCAGCGACACTGTAAGGAGGCGGCGAGCTACTTACCGCCGGACGCCACATACGCGATCATCACAGAGAAGACGAACTCGAAGAAACGCGGTGAAATTCTGGACAAGGCGAACCGGGGCGAGATTAAGTACATCTTCCAGGTGATGGCCCTTACCACTGGCGTTAACGTTCCGTTTTGGGATTTTTCGGTTATATTGCGCAAGATTGGATCGCTTACGTTGCTTATTCAGCTTTTGGGGCGCGGAATGCGACTGCTGAAAGACTGGCAAAAACAGCCGCCTTACTCGTGGGTCAAAGAAGACCATCTTGTTTGGGACTTCGCCGGAACTATGGATGACCTGGGGCAACTATATTTCGATCCTATTCTTGAGCAGGCGCAATACCAAAAGCGCAAGAGCAGCAAGAATGGCCCGAAAATCTGCCCGGTATGCAAGGGCGAAAATAGCGAGTACGCCCGCCGATGCATCCACAAAGACAGCAACGGCAATCGTTGCGAATATTTCTGGATATCGCAGCGCTGCGAAGACCAGAAAGACCCGCGAACAGGGAAGATTAAGGTAAAAGGGTGTTACGCTGAAAATGACATTGTTGCCCGCCAGTGCAGATGTTGTGGGGTTCAGCTTAAAGATCCCAACGACAATCTCACCGGGAAGCACTACACGCAAAATGACTGGTATGATGTTGTCGGGTTCGATATCGGGTTGACTCGCAATCAGTCCGGGATCATCTTTAATTACGTGTTGCTGAACCATGACGGCGAGCGATTCACCGCAAGGGAAAAGTTCTTCCCGGAATCAGAGAATCAGATTTGCGGCAAGTTGTGGCGGCAAAAGGCAGTCTTCCAGCACGTTAGCGACGCGGTAATGCGCGGCAAGTTGGGAGGAATGAAAAATGCGCGAAAAATCCTTGAGAATGCGCATTACTTCCGAGCGCCGAAGCGCGTAACGCATCGCGTTAACGGTAAGAAGGAAGATATTATTTCACGCAAAGATTTTGGAGACACAGAATGATCGCAGATAAAGGTGATTATCTCGAATACTACGGCGGGCCTGTAAAGGCTTGCCCACTTGAGAAAATCGATCAGATGAATAGCGTTTCGTGGCTGCGGCACGAATACCCTGATTATCTGTTCTGGCACACAGTCAATGAAGGCAGCAAGCACAAGGCGAGCGCGGTTATCGATCATCAAATGGGATTGCTTAAAGGCGTTAGCGACTTCGTTATCCTGATTGGTTTCGGTGGCAAATACCCGTTCGCAGCCATTGAGCTAAAGCGCCAGGGTAAGGCGCAGGCGTCGCCAGTGAGCAAGGAGCAAAGGGAATTCCTTGCTGCCGTCCTGCGTCACGGCGGATTCGCCGCCGTAGCCTATGGCTTCGAGCAATTCAAGATCGCTTTCTGCGATGCCATCAAATAGCACTTTTTGTTAAAAACTCCCGGCGAAAGCCGGGTATTATTACCACATCGAAACGAAGAACGGAGTGTTGAAAATGAAAAAGATGCTGGCTTTAGTTGTTCTGTCTCTTGGTCTTATTGGTTGCAGCGAAAAACCGAAAACATATGATTGCGGTGGTGAAGCGTTCGAGATAACTAGCAACTATATGAAAGTTGTCAAGGGTGAAAACTCTGGCGTTATAATTGATGGCGCTGGCGAAAATCAATATAAACTGCTTACTCCTTTTGGGTACGCTCATTATGAAGTCAACAAAAACACTATTGATGTTAGTGTTGGCGCTTTTCATAATACCTTAACCTGCGAGGTTAAATAATAATGGCAAAAGATATCGCAGACAAAGACACTCACGACGCATTCACGACGTTTGAACAGCTTGAACGTGAAACGTTCATAGGCAACGCCCTTGCTACTGGCGGACACTATCAGGCCGTCAGGCCCGACAAGTTTTACCAGGTAACAGGCAACCGATACGCCGGGAGCAAAACGCCTGATATCGTGCGCGATAAGTGGGCGACCGATCGCAGCCTGATCGCATACATGGAAGAGCGTTATGGCCCTTACGACCTTGACGCAGCCGCAGACCAAAGCAACGCAGTTTGCCCGAAGTTCTACGACGAAAAAACAGATTGCCTTAAACGCTGGTGGGGAAAAAACAAGCACGTTTGGCTGAATCCGCCTTACTCGTTTCCAGATCCGTTTATTCTCAAGGCCATTGAGCAAATGGAGCACGACAACCAGATCGACATTCTGCTACCCGGCGACAATTCTACTGCCTGGTTCCGTGACGCGCAGAAGATGGCCGCTGAGATTATCTGGATTGTTGCAGATGTTGAAGAGGATGATGACGGGAACCAGTTAAGCCGATCCGGTCGCCTCGCATTCATCAATGGATTAAGCGGGAAGCCAGTCGACAACAACAATAAAGGAAGTGTTATTTTCATCATGCGCAAGCTCAAGCCGGGAGAGGAGCAAAAGACGCTTTACATTCCGGTAAGCGAGATTTGCCCGTCATTAGCTAAAAAGCGTATGCGCAAACGTGGGATCTGAAAAATGGAACAGATAGAATCTTTCACCGAGTATCTTCGGATCGTGGTTGAATTGCTGGACAAATACGGCTTCATTGGGACGGATGAGGAAAAGTTAGCCTTTGCTGACACCATCGACGGAACCTACATGGAGTTCATGGACAACGGAACCCCGGTCGCTGACTGGCCAGAAATTCTTGAACGAGAATTGATTGAGTTTAAATCACATGAAGGCGCGGAGTATTTCGCAAAACAGCACTAATTGCTAAACAATACCCGCCGCGTGCGGGTATTATTACACCATCAACCAATCAGGAGCAAACGCCATGAAAACCAAAACCATTGCAGACACCATCAAGATCGTACCAGTAAAAGCGCAAGTAGTATCGCGCCACCTGGTTAACCTTTCTCGCCTGTGCATGGCCGACTACATGGCGAACCCTTCAGAGAATGGCCTTGATGGTGTGGTCGGTGAGATTTATTTTCGCGCCGGGTACGGCCTGGAAAGTGTGGCCATGTATGAGCAAATGGCCGAAGGTTTTTTCATTTACGGTGACGAATGATGATTGTCGAGACTGGTCGCGCTGCCGTATGGCAGCACGCAAAAGAAGCTGGAATAAGTGATGATATCGTGAAGATCGCAAAGTATTTCGATATCAAAGATATATCAATTATTTTTGGTGGGAAGCTCACCTATCTACACGAGCGCCCGGTGAAGCGCACGCGAATAGCAGTTGCAACGCGAGCAGAGGCAGACGCGCTGAAGATGTTCATCCACGAGTCTAAGCAGCAGAAGAAATATTACAAGTAGCGGGGAAGTGAAGAATGCGATATATTGCGATCTTATTTACGGCGATCCTGTTTACGATCGCAATCTTTAACTACGCAATTCAATTGGGATAAATTATGCAACCTAAAATCACAGACGAGGAATTTTTAGCCGCCCGCGAGGAAGGCAAGACCTACCGCGAGATCGCGGAAGAGTTCGGCATGAACATTCGAAGCGTTGAACGTCGCGGCGTTCGCCTGGCGCGACAGGGGCACCTACACGGAAACGCCCACGTTGCGAAGCATATCCCGGACGGCTTCGGCGTCAAAGGCACGTCGACGATGATTCGAGCGGACGGCTCCGAGGTCGTTCGGTGGGTCAAGTCGGAAGTAGACCGCGATCGCATGGTCGCGCTTATGGAGGCAGCGCAGGCGGCTTTCTGCGAAGACCTTCCGCGAGACGAACCGCAACCGCTGGATGAATCGAAGTTCTACATTGAAGATCAGCTTGCCCTGTACCCGATCTTCGACTTGCATATCGGGGCGATGGCGCACAAGCACGAATGCGGCGAGAACTATGACACCAGCACGGCTGAGAAGGTTCTAAACCGCTTCTTTGATTATTCTGTTTCGGTGGCTCCGCAATCACAAAAGGCGGTTTTGTTGGTCGGCGGTGACTTCCTTCACAGTGACGGCCTGGACGCAGTAACCCCGGCAAGCGGTCACGTTCTCGATCAGGACAGCCGATACGCAAAACTTGTTTATGTTGCCATTCGTTCGCTGCGTCGCGCAGTGTCGCTACTGCTTAACAATCATGCGGAAGTTGAAGTGCAGGTGATCGAAGGAAACCACGACCAGGCCGGGATGATTTGGCTACGCGCGGCGCTGGCGGCATTCTATGAGAATGAACCGCGCGTTTTCGTTGATGTTAGTCCAGCGATCCTGCATCGCACCTTGTGGGGCAAAACCATGCTGGGCTATACGCATGGCCACACGATGAAAAAGCCGGAAACGCGCCTTGCTGCGATGGCTACCGACTTCCGTAAGGAGTTCGGCCAGTGCGACTACATTTACACGCATTCCGGCCACTGGCATCACCAGACCGTAACGGAACACTCGTTAGGCATTGACGAAGTGCATGGCCAGTTAGGCGCAAAAGATGCCTACGCCGCACGCGGCGGATGGCGTTCATACCGCCAGGCTGCGGTGATTCTGTACAGCAAAGAATATGGCGAAGTAGGCCGCTTTATCTACCGCCCGAACATGTAACCACAACGGCCCCGCGAGGGGCCAACAAGGAAAACCGATGAATAGAAATATCTGCATTTTCGATCTCGATGGCACGCTTTCCGACGGAACCCACCGCTTGCACCTGCTGCCGAAAAAAGATCTCCACCTTACAGAAAGTTGGAGCGAATTTAATGGCGCGTCAATTGGAGACAGCCCAATCCAAAGCACTATTGACGTGGCGAATGCGCTTTATCGATCCGGAATGACCGTTATCATCCTGACTGGCCGATCCGATGAGGTGAAGACCGAAACAATGATTTGGCTTGACCGCTACGGGGTGAAATATGACAGCCTAATCATGCGCCGCGCCAGCGATAACCGTAAAGACACGGTAATCAAGGAGGAGGAGTTACGCAAAATCGGACTTGATCGCATTGTTGCAGCGTGGGATGATTCACCCAATGTTATTGCGCACTTGCGCGGCCTGGGGATCACGACTTACCAGGTCTGCGACTACGGCGACAATCTTCACGATCATTTAAAATCACACGGAGTAGACAAATGAAAAATGTAATTATCCTCAACGGAGCGCCGGGCATCGGAAAGGACACTATCGCGGAAATCATCTCGCGGAAGTGGGAATACAAGAACCTTAGCTTCAAACAGCCGATGTTTGCCATTGCTCGTGCTGTGCTGGGATCGGCTGATTTTGCACGCTTTATTGCCCGATACCACGACCGCAAGCACAAAGAAGTGAAATGCGATTTTTTGGGCGACCGTTCTCCGCGTGAATTCATGATTCACATTAGCGAAAATTTCGTCAAGCCGACCCTGGGCAAAAATCAGTTCGGCAAGTTGCTTTGCGATTCAGCGCTAACTTCGCCGTTTAACTGCATCGTCAGCGACGGCGGCTTCGATGAGGAGGTGGAGCACGTCGCAGCGCATGAGGCGCTTAACGTGTTTGTCGTCCGCCTTCATCGTGACAGCATGACCTTTGAGGGTGATAGCCGCAAGCATATTCGACGCCCGGATCTTATTTGCGACACTTACCATGAACTCGATTTTGATATGACCACTGGCGAGCCGGAAGACGACGCGCAAAAAATCCTTGATATGGTTTCAGATGTTGCATTAAAATTATAAAGTTAATGCCTTTATTATCACCACCTTAACGATTGGGAACCTTGACGGGTTCCCTTTTTTTTGTTCTTAATTTGTCCTAATGCATATATCATCACCTTACCATTTAACTAACAGAGGTTGCATATCATGCGGGAATTCATCAACGCGGCAACCAATAGCAGCGGTGGCGTTGCCCTCGCGGGATCTGCAACCGGGCAATTAATCATTGCTGCCATTGGTTTATTTTTCATGGTTCTATTCGGCTCCTTCGGCGCGTGGTTGCGCTGGCGAGATTCAAAGGCGCTTCGTGAAGCGCTGGAAGCCGGGGATATCAAAACGGCGGTGAAGATCAGGAGTAAATAACATGGGGATTAAAACGCGGGTTACATTCGCGGCGGCGGTGGCGATCGCGGTCGCGTTCCTCCCCGAAGTGGAGGACACGAAATACAATGTTTATATGGATATCGCTGGCGTCCCGACAGTATGCGAAGGCATCACAGGCCCGGACGTTATCAAGGGGAAAACCTATACCCGGTCAGAGTGCGACGCGCTTTTAACCAAGCATATCCAGGTGGCGAAGCGAACCGTTGACAGCAAAATCAAAGTCGATGTTCCGGACACCTTCAGGGCGTCGATGTATAGCTTCACGTTCAACGCTGGCGGCGGCGCATATTCTGGCAGCACCATGCTGAAATTAACGAACCAGGGCCGATTGCGCGAGGCGTGCGAGCAGCTATATCGCTGGACGTACTACCGCAACCCGAAAACGGGTAAAATGGAGAAGTCAAAAGGATTGTATAATCGCCGGGTTCAGGAATATCAACTATGCATTAAGGATCTGAAATGAGCACATTAAACTTTCAACGAGCGCTGGCCATCGGCTTTATCGTGTGGGCGGCTGCCGTCGTTTCCGGTTGCGCGTCAAGCGTCCCGATCCTTTCCGATCTGGTTGGCAGCAAGCCGGATATGACGGCGCAAGTCGGCGCGGAGAACGTGAAACAGGCGGTTGGCGTGACGAACAAAACGGACACGTCGAGCAAGCAGGAGACCACGTTCAAAGAGTCGGCGGTAGGTAAGGTTGACACGTCGAACAAGAAATCGGTGACGACCTCCAGCATTCACGCCAACCAGATTACGGCGGACAAGATCGAGATCCGGAACGATGAAAGCGGAAGCCTGATTCCGTGGCTGATTGGTGGTGTTGGGGTAGTAATGCTGGCGATCGGGGTGTTCGGCCTTTGGCGGGAACGAAAAAACAAAGGGGCGTAATGCCCCTTTTTCTATATGTACCGCTTGACGTGCAATAGCGCTACTCCGTCTTCATCGTTAAGACCATGTTCAACCGTGTTGGTTGCGGCCATTCCTTGATAGAGCAAGATGAGCGCGGCACGCAAGTAATTTTCTGGTGTGATCTGTTTCACACAAACAAGCCTGTGAACCTCCGTTATCAGATCTTCCACCTGGTTTCCCGAAAAGCTGTTCATCACTGAGTTGGTCAAGGTGCATCATCTCCCACATATATCGGTTATCCATCCCATCGAACGACCGGAAATCAAAACCTATTTCCCTGTTATCCGGCCCCGTACACCACACAGCGCCGTTTTTTCCGTCAAGGTATCCATTCGTATAGCTTCGCGCTAAAAACTCCTTAGAGACCATTGAGGCGAACATACGTTGCGACACGTTGGCGGCTTTTGCCAGGCGAGGCGCTTCGCGGTGCGTGTAAACGAACTTCGCAAAATCCTGCCGGGTGAACTCCCGGCGAGATTCGCAGAACTTGTAAATGTCAAGAATGAACATCAATTACCTCATGAACGACGGGTTGATAAAGACTTCGGAATCCATCACGCAGATAAAGCCTAATTCCTCCATCTTCGGCAATAAGCGTTCCTTAATCTTTTTGCTCACCCCGGCCTGGCCTTTGAAGATCTTCAGGTTGCGGCAGGCGTTATAAATGCCCTGGACAGTCATAACACCTTTTGCCTGTTTGCAACGACTGGCGATAACGTCATACAGCGCTTTAATTTCCGCTCCCTCACCAGCAAAGCCGGAAGAGTCAGCCGACGACAAATACGTTTTGCTCAATTCATGGAACATGATGATCGCTTCGTCAATGGTCGCCGTGTCGATCTTCTTCGAGCGCTTCCCGCCTGGTTGCCAGTTCCGGATCGTGTGAATCACGGACGCCAGACGCATAACCTGCTTATCAAACTTACCCATCGCGCCGCGAAGCATAGTATGCGAATACTTGCCGCCGTCGCCTAACTCCGGTTCTAATTCCTGGCGTGCCTTATTCAGTCTCCGCATGGCTGCATCCGTAACCTGCAACTTAACGTTCGACTCGCTCATAATATCGTGAATCAGCCGGAAGTAATCTGCCTTCAGTGACTGGTCGATCGGCTCATAGGTCGAATTCCCGTTTTCGTCGATGAACACGCGTTCGCCTAAACGGGTTTGCTCACGAACCAAAAGGAAACGCTCCGAGACACCGATCCCGCGAGAACCCGCCTGCATGATGGCGTCGATGGTTTCATCCTGTGCAATTACGCAAATGCAGCCCAAAGCCACGAATGACATATTATTGCTAACGTCGGCACGAGCGATCGATACGTGGCCTTTATCCCATGCTTTGAGCACCAGTTCGCTGTTCGTCTTCTTGCCGCCATCGTTGCCATACGTGATCCCCAAAAGGCTGTTAACCGCCGTCGCCTCATCGGAAATAACGGCAAAGTTTCCCTGGCGGTTGTTAATCTTCGCCAGACCTTCCGGGGTGGTGTCGGATACCGGGAAAGTTAGATCACATAATTTTTCAAGTTTCTCTTCCAGTTCGTCACGGTCTTCGAAAAGTTTCACCATATCAGATTGCGATAACTCCCCTTTTAGCGCCTGCTTGTTGGCGGACAGCTTCGCCATGATTTTCTTACGCTCCTTCTTGCGCGACTCGTTAATGCGTTCGACTTCGGCGACGATCGGATCGATGGCCAGCGAGTTAATGGCAGACTTACCAGCGGAAGGCGGCTGCGACGTGATAACGTAAAGCGTTGTCGGTTGCTCGCTGCCGTGGTACTCGACCCAAAAGCGACCCATCATCGCGGCGGACACGGTTCCGAGAAAGTGCATGTAAGCGGATGATTCCGGGAACTGAACAGAACGCGCTGCATTTAGCGCCAGCTTGCCGACCACATCGTAATCATTGGCGATCGATATTGTTGGGTATTTATCCGCGTTTACGTCGATATCTTTGGGCTTTGGCCAGAATGAAACGGAGTCACGATACCCGTTCGCACGAATCGCAACGCGCAGGGGGCTGATCCCCTCCCTTTCTGCGATGGCGATAATATCTTGCGGTGATACGCGGTCATTTAAAAACATGCCCTTGCTCCTGATTGGTTAATCGTTCGGCTAATCATATGCCGTATTAAATCCGAGATCCAGTGATAATCTAAACACGCTTTAAAAACGCGCTTGGATTATCGGGGCGCATGGCCCCGAACCAGTCACAGGTATTTAGCTTCGAAAGTCGTTCCGTCCGATACACTGAAGCCAACTTCCTCGCGGTACAGCGTCCAGCGGCATCCGTCACGGTCGAAGATGTATCCAGCAACCGCACCGAGCGCACGACCACTTTCTACCTGGTAGCGCTTGCCGACGCTGAAGGATTTTTTCATCGGGTTGCTATGGTCAAGGCCGACGCATTTTAGCGTTTTGGTTTTGAGTTCGATGAACGTCGCAACCGCCGCTCCGCCGTCGCCAGCAATAAACAACTCGCCGCTAACGCCTACCGACAAAATAATGCGCTTCTTCTTCAGTTCTACGCTGTCATATACCATCATTGACACGTTGCCTTCATCGTCGACGCGGGCGGAATAAAGGTTGTTTTCATGGATGTTAACGGCACGGCTTGACGTGCATTTAATCTTGATTGACTTTGCCATCTTATTTACCTTCCCCAATCTTGATATAAAGATTTACCAGATCCAGAAAGTCAGCTTTATTTCTGCAACTCAATTTAAATCCAACGTGCGACTCAATTTTATTTTGCATCGCAGCCAGGGTTGCGCCGCCATTATTCATCCTGAGAACTTCGCGGCATACTTCGGCGAGTTTTTGAGATATCATTTCTTCACCACCTTTATTTCCATGCCTTCGCAAGCGGCCTTTATATCATTAATCAGTCGATTAATCCTTAAATCAGTCATTACATGGTGATGGCGGATATCAATAATCCCGGCAACAACTAACAGCATGACGGCAAAGATAAAACCACCAGGACCGGACATACACAAAATAGTTAACATCATCAAGATAATAAATTTCATTTCCGTTTACTCCGTTGCGTTTCGATGTGGTAATGCTACCCGACTTTCGCCGGGTAGTTTTAGCAATTCGTGCTATTCTCGATAATTCGCCTGGAACACGGCGCGGGCAAAACCTCGCGGAGTAATGGAGCGCAGCATTTTAGTCCTTTCTGACCTTCCGCCCAAAAACTTCCAGGCCCAAAAGAAATTCACGCCTTCTACTCCATCCGGAGGAGGGAGCCGTTTCGGTTCTACAAAACCGTTTCCGTGCCATATGCACGTTTTCTTCGTGTAATTGTCACAGCGTGGCATTTTGGGATGCCACACAGGTTCGTTCGGAGAAACATAGCCGCCGAAGTCGCGCGGGTGAAAATAGAAGTCAGGCTTGCGCCATAGTGACGACAATTTTCCAACCGGGTTTTCGACCATCCAGGGGCAACCATACTTATTGCCTAATTGCTCGACCATCTTCGCATCATCTGCGGCTGATATAACGTCATTATCTTTCCTTACGTGCTTGATTCCGCTATGCGCTAACAGCGTGCATGACGGGAACGCGAAAATGAAGTCAGGATCGGGAATGCTGAGAATCGATCGCTTCACGTCAAAATCCTTGTCAATCCAAATGTTAACATACTGGATATTGGGGTGAACCATTCGAATGCTATATTCTCCGTGGTCGCCGGAGTCGGCATTGAAGCAATACACCTTGCATCCCTTGATGGCCCACGGCAGGCCCATGATGCCGGAGCCGTCGAACATGCAGTAAATAACCTTGTCTTTCATCATCACCTCACCAGAAAGGGACGCATTCGCTGCAACCTTCGAAGCCGGAGCAGCCGCACGTATTCTCTTCTTCATCCGCCAGGTCGTCGCACATCGGCAGGCTTTCGTCGTTCATATCCATATCACCAAGCGCATCAGCAAGCGTCATTTCCTGATTGGCAACCATGATGCAGGCTTCGCGGTTAAGGCCAGCGTCCTGAGCCGCAAGGAAGCGACTCCAGTATGCATCGTCGTAATTATCAGCCATTGCTTTTTCTCCCAATCAGGCACGCCAGCTTTCGATAAACATGCTATTCGATTCCAGCGTCAGCGTAACGCCAGCCAGCGAGGACGGAACGAGGCGAGCGCCCGGAACCGTCCCGACGATGTAACGGCCCTTCGACTTCGTGATCGTGATCTGAGTGAATCCGGAGGCGCGGTTCATGCGGAGAACGACGCGGCCATGTGCGTTCAGGACGGCGAGAATGGAATCAGTCTTCGGATGGTTCATTGTGTAACTCCTTCGTTTGTTGGTGTGGGTACAGTATGCCACTATCCCGCCATGTTGTTTTAGCAATTCGTGCTATTCCGGAACGCAGGTCGCGTAATCCTGGCTAATGTAGATCGTGCGCTGAACGCGAGGTTCAGGATCGCTGAGGCTTTGGATGGAAACATCGTTGCTGCCGATCCGGCACGGAACAGATCCGAAAATAAACTCGCCAGTCCGCTTGTCGTTGATTTGCCAGGTTCTCCCATCCGCCTGTTTAATGACAACGAACGGCGTGTTGTCCGCATTGAATTCGTTAGGGTGACGACCGTAATAGTGCATGATCGCAGCTTCGGCAGCGTCGTGAAATTTGTTCGTCACGTCATTGGTCGCCTTTTCTCGTCCGGCTTTGATACGTTCTTCCGGCCATCCGATGATGTAGGAAAAGCTGTTCGAAATGGTAACTGTTCGCATTATATTTTAACCTCGTTTCGTTGGATAAAGTCGGCGACATAGTGGCATTCGATCGGACTCTCGATACCCGCGATCACCTCGCACGCCCCGTTATTCAGTAGCTGGCAATGCTGGCACTCCGCACCGCCAACGCTGGCAATGACAATGGCGATCCCGTTGCATGAACCGCCGAACATTCTGTGCGGGAAGGGGTAAGCATCGCAGGTGCAAACCACCTCCCCGGCCCGCCGTTTCCTCATACCTGATCCTTCTCGATGCAAAATACCCAATCCCGCGCGTCAACCACAAATCGCGCCACGCCGTCGAGAACCACGAAAACAGTGAAGCCGTTAACGCCGCGACCCTTCTCGATGTCGGTGACTGCGCGGAACAGATCGCTTGCGCCATATTGAATTTTATCACCTACGACTACATCCGCGAATGCTTTCATTGTGGTTCTCCTGACTGGTTTCGATGGGTTAACTATACCAGGTCTTTCGGCCCGGCGTTTAGCAATTCGTGCTTATTTGATGCCCTGTGCAATTCTGTCCATTTTGCGGAACCAGATAGCCAGATCTTCGAGCACTTCGAACAGGTCAGCTTTCTTGCTTTCCATGATCGCATCACAAATCAGGTTGATATCGCAAACCATGACGCCTAGGTATTCACCGTAAGCACGCGCACCAGCAACATTGGAAACCTTGCTATCACGGCGGCACTTCTGCGCCTTGTAAATCAGACTCATGATGTTGGAGGTTTCTTTTGTCAGAATGTGGACGTTGCTCATGATGTTTCCCCTTCGGCTCAATTCGTTTCGTTGAAGTCATCATAGCAAAGTCGATCGGGTGGCCTTTAACAAAAAATGCTATTCCTGCGATTGCTGATTATTCCACCGATTATGAATAGTGGAATAGATGGTGATTGCACCTGATTACCCGGTGATTAGTTTTGACGAATCATGATTGCTTTTGATTGTTTCATTCTGTGCAACGATTTTGTGAGTGTTTCAGGATTTGCAACGAATTGCATAGATGTATGCACTATGCACACAATTTGCCGTTCGAATCCTGCCAAAACGTCGAGTGTGTTTCACCAACACTTGCGGCGTGTGGGAATGTGGGGGAGGAATAATCTTACCTAAAAATTGCGCAAAAAGTGACCAATATAAGCCTATAATAGATATATAAGTATATGATAAATAACAATATTATTATTATTACTCTTTATCTTTATATATGTTTGGTAAGATTTCTCCGGGATGGTTATGTGATATCTCTTGCGCCAGCCATAAATTTTAGATGTTCCGCCGCGCGATATGTATAAAGGGGTATATGGGTGACGCTTACTAATCTTACCAAACACGCTCAAACCCTTTGACGGCAAGGCCTGGAGCAAGTAAGATAGCCTTACGAAACACGCGCAAACGCCGTAAATGTGGGGGAAAACACAAATGCAATACAAAGGTTATGAGTTCGAAGAAGTCGACGTGTCCGAGTGGATGCGGTACGACGCAGAAAAACAAGCCGCTTACCATGAATGGCTGCAATCCATCACGTTTGGTGACACCACCAGGCCAGCCGGACGGGGCCAGGAATCCGCGAAACCTGAAGGCGCATTCACTGGCAATCGCTCATCCGAGATCCGGCGCATGTTCCTGGATGGCGGGCGGCGTATCCAGATGACGGCGGAGGAGTTCGCGGAGAAGTTCGGCGTTCACCCGGTCGACAACCATTTCCGCAGGCCGTTGCTGAAACTTCTGGAGCCGGGCGAAGTGTTGCGGGTGAGCCTGGGGGCGGGGCTAATCACCGTCTTTACCGAGTTCGACGAAAGGGCTGGCTCACACCTGGAAGCCGAGGCGTACAGGCGGCAGGGCGCTATCTCTGAGCGGGAGCGGATTAAGGGTTTAGTGGCCGCTCTTGCCGTAGACTTCGCCGGGAATGCCCTGACCGGGATTTACAAGGCGAACTTGTTCGCGGCTATCGATCTTGGATTGACTGCCAGCGATATCAGCAAGCACTGCCAGGAATAGCACTTTTTGCTAAAACCCGGTCAGGGAGATCGGGTATTATCTCTTCATCGACAACGAACCGAGGAAACCGAAATGATTACTCTGATTACCTGGGAACACGAAAGCAGCAAGCCAGAAGTGCGCGAGTTCGAGACCGTGGCGGCGTGCTACAACCTGGCGGCAAGCGGTGGCTTTTACAAGGCGCAGATCGTCAACGAGTTCGGGGTTGTCGATTATGAATTTTAAGGCGAGCGACGTAAAACCTGGCGCGGTCTACGGATCGCGCCTAAATAACCGCATTTGGCGCTGGGATGGCGAAACTATGTGGACTAAAGGCGAGGGCGATGTTATTTGGCATGAATGCGGCTGGCCTCACCCCACAATGAGCCGCCTTGATATCGCTTATTATCTTTCAGTTGGCGACATGCACGAGGTGGAAAGATAGCTCTTTTTGCTAAAACGCCGATGGCGAGATCCGGTATTATTTACCCATCGACAACGAACTGAGGTGATGAAGATGGATAAGGTTATCAAGATGAGCGAAGTTAAGCCTGGCATGATGGTCAAGTTTGCTGGCAAGTTTCGCCTGGTTCTCGCAGCAGATCGCAAGGCGAACATTCTCACTATTCGCGTTAATGGAAAGGCCCAGCTCTTCGCGCCGCAGTCCGACATTGAAGTTGAAGTTCGAATCAAGTAAGCGATCGGGGTGGCGATGCCGCCCCACCATCAACACGGCTCAAGCCAGGAGGAATGGCCATGCCACGATTTTCAGCAACAACAAAACTTCGCACCTTCGCCGGGATGCCGATCCCACACTCATCAACCAAAGCCGTCCAGGGCAGCGAGCACGGCGTATACTTCCACTGGTGCGGCAAATGGCGCTTTACCGTCATTCGCGGCTTTTACGTGACCTGCGACGGCGTGGATATTGCCGACCATTCCGGCGGGAACCAGATTCACGAGTTCAAAAGGCACGAATAGCACTTTTTGTTAAAACACGATCGGGGGTGGCTTGCTATAGTAACCCCATCGAAACGAACAACGGAGCACCACAATGAAATCTCGCGAATATGTCAACACCTTTAATGGCCTGGTCTACTGGCTGGAAGATGACGCAGTGATGATGCACAAGCGCGAAGGCACAAAAGTAATGCGGTCGACCATGACAGCGGCGATCTTCTTTGCGATGGTCGGCAACGATACACTGATTCTGGTTGAGCAGGAGCCGGAGCAAAAGAGCATGACCATGAACGAATTTTCTAACTTCCTGGCTGGCATCGACAAAAGCACCACGACTGCAACCGCACAGACGGCCATCCAGGGCGGGGCCACCCATATTGCCATCGACGGTAACGGCGACGTCTTCGCATTCAAGATGCGCCCGCGCCACTACCTGCCGAAAGATGATGATGCAAAGGATTATCTGGGCGAGTGGCTTCGCGGGTCGGAGCAGTACGGCCACATTGCGCGAACAGTCTGCTTCCTGGGCAACACTGGCCGCGAGCATACAAACTGGCGTGAACTCTGCTTCCAGATCCCACAGCAATAGCACTTTTTGTTAAAACGCAATCGGGGTGATGCGCTATCATTACCCCATCGAAACAGAGGAGCATAAACATGATCGGCAACCAAAACAACCCACTCAATGCAGCATTTCACCGTCGCGCGGTAGAGCAACACTTCCACGCGCTGAAGGTGGTGTGTAACGAGATGAATCTTATGCTTGACCTGCCGTCATGGGATGCGCAACTGGAAGATTACTATGATGGCCTGCGCGCTAAACGGGATGGCATCATTACCCGCCTGCGCCTGGCTGGTATGTTCTTATAGGAGAAACAAAAATGCAACAATTCGAATCTCGCGGCAAGACCTACAACCTGCCGGACACCGCTAACCACGCCGCACCTGGCGCATGCGTCGGTCTGTACTTTAAGGATGGCGATAGCTGGTTTTTCATGGGTGATGTGATTGGGGATGTACCGCCGAAGAAATGCGGCGTGCTCCTGGGCTTCTACGATCACGACGTGGTGGAGTTGAAGCCAAAGCGCGTACCGTTCGCCTTCTGGAATAAAATCAAAGGGGCGCTGTTCAAATGAGCGACCCGAAACTGCAAACGGTATGCTACCGCGATTCGGATGGCGATGAATTGGTCGTGTCGCCGTTCAGTGGTGGCGCTGCTGGCGTAGAGCTTATGGCGACCCACGATAGCGGTTGCTGCGTATTTGACGACCCTAAGGTAATCCGCGATCTTGCTAACCAGTTGCTGTCCGTCGCCGACGCCGTCGAGAGCGCACAAGGAGCAGAAAAATGAACCAGTTCGAATATATGCATCGCGCACATAAAGCGCTTGCCATGTTCGCTTTTCATCTGGATATGAAAGTTATATCCGTGACCATTGAGGCCGGGAGCATTGAGATCTGCGGATTCGTGGGCGATTACTCATGCACCAGAACTTACACGTTCTCATCGCTCGCCTCCCTGGAGAATCAGGCTTATGGCTTCTAACCGCAAATTCAGGATCGTGCGCATTGCGACGCTTGACGCCTTCGGGCGTCCGGTGGAGTGGTATGCAGCACAGCGGCGTGTTGCCTTCTTCTGGTGGGTGACGGTCGAGCACTTCGGCCAGTTGACGCAGGCCCGCTACTGGCTCCACAAATCCGGCGCACCCAATCGTCCGGAGCACATAATCAAGGTGATTGAATAGCACGAATTGCTAAAACTCGATCGGGGTAAGCTGGTATAGCTACCCAACACCAACAAACGAGGAGTTAAAAATGAAATATGTTCAATTTATTAATCTGTTAATGTCTTTGGCGATCCTTATCATGGTAATAGTAACCTGTGCTTTTGGTGGTTAAAAATGATCAGCGAAATTAAATCAGGAGGCAAGGTTATTGCCACCATAGCGCAGCGCCCGGTTGTGGCGTTTCAGATTAACATCACCGGCACCAGCGATGCAAAAACCGTCGACGTGCCAGTGTGGGCCAACACGGTTGCCGTTGATAAAGACGGCGCGATTTTGGCTTATGAGTCTGTCGCCGAAGATGTTCGCATTATCGGCGCAAACAAGGCCTGGGTAGACTTCGGGCGCTGCGATGCGAAGATGCAGGGAATTGGAGAAATGGATCCATTCGCTGACTGGAAAGAATCGCAAATCGACCTTCGCGCCATGAAATAGCACTTTTTGGTAAACGCCCGGTTAACGGATCGGGCATAATTATCCCACACAAACAACGGAGAATTACCATGAAACACTTCATCAAAAACGCAGTCGTGGCTATCGTAGGCACCAACTTTGAGGGCAAGAAGTCACGCATTCACCTGCTACACGTTGGAAACGACGGCCAGATGCGCGGCGCATTCTACTACGGTGAGCGCGGCGAGATCTTACATGAATCTAATCACCTCTCTCGCCTGTTACGCTTCCATGTCGACACGGTATTCCGTGAGTGGTCGTTAGAATACTTGGGAGAAGGCCTGGTCGTCGAGTCTTTCGTTGCCGATCCGGTTAAGCTGACCTCTCGCGACTATAAGCGCATGGCCCGAAAGGCGCACAAACTCATGAAGCGCACGCCAGAAAATCACGTTTGGCATATTTTTGCAAATCAACTTTGAGGTGATAACCATGATTCGCACTACCAGGCCGCTACCAAATAACCTTTACGCCACGATTGGGATTCGCGCGGTGAGACTGATTCACGTCAACGAAGTTGGCAACGTGGCTATTTTGTGGTTTAAGCGCCACTCAAGCGGGGTTGGCCTGAGCATTGAAAGATTCGGGCGCTTTAACGGAAACTCCCAAACCCATTCCCATTGGGCGGATGGCTCTTACCACTGGACGCACGTTAAGCACGTAAAGAACTTCGACGCCAAATCACTGAGCGACGACGACGCCTGGGAAATGGTAACAGATCTCTTCGGTTATGATGCCTGCATGGAGGCCGTAAATTGGTAAAGGTTATTTGCACGCATGCGAGCTACGCGCCGATGGCCCCATTCTTCACCGTCGGCAAAGAGTATAACGCCAGGTTCGGCCCTGGCCTGGATGAAGTCTGGATTTTGCAGGACGATGAATCCACCACGGAGGACGGCGAATTTTGGCTGGCCTGCCGGATGCCTGACGAAAAGATCGCGATGTACGCCAATCGCCCCTACGAAAACAACGTTCTATTTGAGGTAAAAGTATGAAAGTAAGCAAAAAGAAACTCGCGCTGTATTGGGCATTCTTCCTGGCTGGCATTGCCATTCATGAGTATGTTGGATGGAAGGATTTGGGAATGCTTATCATCATAATTGGTGTAAGCAACCTATCAGAGATTAACGGCTTCCGTCGGGGATATCGTGCAGCGTTCAGCGGAGAAAAAGAATAGCACTTTTTGTTAAAACTGCCGTAACGTCATTTGATAAAGTGGCGTTACTGAAGTGAACAATCCAATCAGGAGCAACGCAATGAACGACAATTTAATCGCACTGCTGGAAGAACTGAATTCCTACGGCTGCGCATACATCGAGCTTTCGAGCGAGCAGGTTATTGAAGTTGCAATCGACGATGACGCCGGGTTTACCAGATTAAGGGTGGCGGCAGGGGCCGAAGAGGAATTCGAGGACTGCGGCATCCATGAAGTAACCAGCCTTCTCGAATCCAACCAGGTGAAGGAGATCCGATAATGAAAACCGTCAAACTTATGGTTGTCAATGCGGCCCGCGAGCGTGAGCGCCACCTTATCGGCTGCGTATTCGATGCCGTCGAGGTGCACGAACCACTTGGCACTGTGCACGTAATCAAGGGCGGATACCTGAACGAATTCATCGTCAACCCGCTGGACACAGACGAAGACTTGACCATCCGTGTTGGCGTCGAGCCGGAAAACGCGCTTTTCCACCTGCGGAAAGTATCGAAGGCGTCGCAGCGCAAGTTGCTGGTTCGCGCACTGAAGCGCATAGCGAAGCAGCTCGGATACACCGACGCATACATCCGCAAGTTCGGCGCGTTCGCTGGCGTCGGCGATTGGGCGCGGTCATGGGCCGACTACTACTTCAACAAATCCGGCGAATTCTGTTCCGTGCATACGGACTGGCTGCATGGAACAGAACACGATCCCGCAAACGGACACGAGTGGTACGAATTCATTGAGGCGGAATTAGACGCCCTTTGATAGCACGAATTGCTAAAACGAACGTCCGGGGATGGTGCATACTATCCCCACACTAACAAGAGATGGAGCCTAACCATGAACACAACACAAATCATACACCTGATCCCGTCCGACAACTTCGCCAAAGACGACGACCCGCTGTTAGCCGCCGTCATTCGCGCCGGGATCGATTGGGCGCTGAGTGATGCCTCGTGCGAATCATTCATGCGTGAACCGTTCTCACGAATCGCGGAACTTGAAAAGCAGGTTGCTTTCCTTACTGGTGAACTTCAGGAGGCTATCGCCACGATCGAGAAGGTTCGGGAAATCATGCGCACCGAACCTTGCTATGACGTTGAAGATCACGCGCGAGTTTTGCGCATGATGGCCGACGCTTTCGCAAAGCTCCAGCAGTAGCACGTTTTACCAAACACGAAATAGGGGTTGACGCATAGTAACCCCATCAATAAACGAAGGAGAAACATTATGATTTACGCGATTATTGCCCTGGTAGTCATGGTTATTGTTCTGTATGCGTGCGGCTGCTTCCTCATGCGTGCACTGCTGAAAGAACTGGAAACGACGGATAAGGACGATCTTTATCCTGTGCTGTGCTGGCCCTGGCTCATGATTGCAGCCGTTGGCAGCGTGATCATTTCCCGCAATTTTAAGTGGTGAGATGGCGCTTGGGTGCCAAAATTGATAGCCCGCAAAATAGCACGAATTGCTAAAACCGATCAGGGGTAAGCTGGTATAGTTACCCCATCGAAACGAAACGGAGTTACAGCAATGAAAATCAAAATCACCAAAATAGACACTCTTAACGGCGACGGCTCAATTACCCTGGAAGAATGCGGCCTCAAAATCGGCGAAGTTCTTGAGGTCGACGGCCACTTCAATGACGGCTCCTACTGTGTGATCGCTCCGCGCAATAGCGAGTTTATCCAGGCTGGTGACAATATCAGCGTGAGCGCAGACGAATGCGAGGTTGTGGAAGAATGAGCAACAAAATTTGGGTACTGACCTACACTATCGGAACTAACGAGGGGCGCAAGTCGCGCCGCCTCATCTGCGACACCAAAGAGCGGGCGATTAGGCAGCAAACCGTTCTTGGTGGCGAACTTGTCGAGTATCTCCGCAAGCCTGAAGCGTTCAAGGTGAACTGGCCGGAAGGCATGGATATCAACGGCGCTTTAGCGAGCCTGCGTGAGATGCAGCACAACCCGAAGACGTGGAGCGATTTTCAGTGCCTGCGGGCGGAGCCGGAAGTGAAGGCCGACCCGTTCACCAATATTCGTGCGCATCACGCGGAATGGTCGGATCGCCAGTTCGGTAACGTCGGGCCAGTCGGGCCGCTCAAGCACCTGGCGAAAGAGGCTATCGAGGCCGCCGAAGCGCCGGATGACATTAGCGAGTTCGCCGATATCCTCATGTTGGTATGGGACGCAACGCGCCGCGCCGGATTCAGCGATGAGCAGTTGGCTGAAGCGGTGGCGGAAAAGCTGGAACGGAATAAGCGCCGGGCGTGGGGCGAGGTCAAAGATGGCGAACCTTGCCACCACGTAAAAAATTAACGAAATCGAATACCGTTTAAAGCGCCTGTAAGCCATTCTGGCGGGCGAAAATTTAAGGAGTGCGATTGTATGCCTGAATACTCAAAAGTCGAAGATATGCCGATTGGCGCAACGATTACTGGTATCCGCATGAGTGAGTCTGACGACGCCATCAAGCCGCTGGCGTTCCCGGTTACGCAGGTGGAGACGGACAGCAGAAAAGGGTTCATCTTCATCTACAAAAATTTCAATAGTCCGCTGCGTGTTGAAGTGTTCATTGCTCGCGGAACCTGGGTAGAGTGGGTGAGGGCTTAAATGTTCGGACTGAATGAGGCGCAGTACAACGCTGTGAAGCGCGTGGCGAAACGAATGACGGCGGAAACCAAAGACGCCATACGGAAAGACAAAAAGACTTACGATCAGGTTGCCGCCCGGATGATCGATAAGCATTGGGCCGAAGTCAACACGCTGTTAACTCGCGGTCAGTTTATCTGGCTGGCTGGCTATCTCGAAGGCCGCTTCGGTCGCCGTGATGGTGAGTATGAGTAAAAAGTAAGCGAACGAATAAACCGCCTATTGACGCATTCACGCTGACCGGGTATCGTTAAAAGCGTAGACACAAGAGGCGGTAAGCATCCGCAAGTCTCGCCCCACTTCGGGGCTTTTATTAAGGGGTGATGATGCAGTACAAGGTCATACTCACAGCAAGGAAAATGGGCGGTTTTTGCAAGTCCTGCATTCAAGAGTTCAGCATGACGATTGAAGCGAACGATACCGCCGACGCGGTGGAGAAAGCAAAAAAGCAATCCGGCGTCAATCTGGATACGCATAAAATCAACATAAACTACATAAGGGAAGTTAATCAATGTTAACTCTGATTATTGCATTGTTAATGCTGTTCATAGGCTATCACGTTGGCGCGGCTCATCTTGTCTAGCGCCTTTCAAAGCGGGTACATGAAGGCACATTTGCGGCCATGATGTACAATAAGAAAACGGCGCGTTGGGAAAAAATTGGCGATCCGGATGGTATCGCAAAACGAATTGCGTTTTCGCCGCTCCCGTATGTTGACTGTGAGCCTTTTGCATCACTTCAGAAAACACTGAAGCGGCGTAACAAACTGATATGAACATAACCCGCTTCGGCGGG